GAACACAAGCTCTCCGCCCCATAACTGGTACGGATGTATCGCTGATGTCATCAAATTTGACTGGCATTAACAAAATCACCGCAGATCAAGCAATGATAACGTCTATAGTTACGAGTAACATTGTTGCGGACTTCATATCAGCTTCGAACCACGACTTTTTCGCATTTAATTCTTTTAATGCCACACAAGAACTTCAAATTGAGCTTGAAGATTTCGTCTTCTCAGGAAAGCAGTTTGTATTGGACAAGGATTATGAAACATACTTCCAGCAAATTGGTGCAACAAACCCGTTAACGGGTTTACAAGGCACTGGTGTGGATAACTTGAATCTCAAGCCACTCAACATAGTGGATATAAGCAAAAGTGGGAAGATGCGCATTATTGTGGACAAGCAAACTTCGGAGACTATCGTGACTGATCTACAAGTTCTTAATAAGTTTCGAAGTCACGATTACTTTGCGAGAGGATTAGTCGTGAGTGGGAGCAACCTTTTAAACTCAACCAACACGGTAAGCATTCCATCAATTTTGGTAGAGGGTAAGCGTGGGGCATGTTATGAACTTGGATCACCCGATGCTACACTCGGCGTACTTCATGCTAAAATATCGTTTGAAGGATATACCCAAGATGGCCCTATTAATAATTTCGTTATATCTACGATCGCAAAGGGAAGCACACAGCGAAATGTTGCCTTTGCGTACAACCATGGATACGATATGGTGCGATTGCCAAAACTATATATTGGGGGAAACGCACTAAATTCAGGTGATGATTTTAGAAACAACTCTCATTCGTTATATTCATTTGGGAACTCGATCAAATTCGATAGCACGGATAGCACACCCATGATGATTATTAAAAGAGAAGCATCAAAGACATATGTTGGCATTTCAACTGACAATCCTCAAGCAACTCTTGACATAAATGGGACTATGGCCGTAACATCTACCTCTATTTTCAAGGACAACGTAACGGTAAATGGAACCATTTTTGCGAAAGCGCACGTTTTAACGACTTCGGATAGCAATCTCAAAGAAAACCTTATGGTCATAGATGACCCAATAACAAAAATAAACAAACTAACAGGGTATACGTTTCATCGCACGGATATAGACATGATGGAGTCTGGTCTAATTGCCCAAGACGTGGTTAAGGTTCTCCCCGAAGTGGTATCACGAACTCCCGACGGATACTATGCCATCGCGTACGGAAGTATGGCGGGCTTGTTTGTTGAGTGCATAAAATCATTGAATGACAAGATCGACGGTCTTCAAAAAGAAATAAATGATATGAAAAATGTGATAGGCATCGCCCCCTAGACATCGCCCTAGGCTTGGGCTCCGCCCCTTACTCCTCGTCCCTCGTCGCTGAGCTCATAGAACAACATGTATGCAGCCGAGCTTGTTATTGATGAATTAACGTTTATTTTTCGTACAATAGCATCATCTATTTCCCACCATATGTCATTTGTCCGACACATTGCATTGTAATGCCCGCCATTAAGAGATCCATAGTGATTTGCAACGGCACATAGTTTGTAGCTCTTCGTGTCTCCTACTAAGTCCGTCCCGGGAAGCAGTTTGAAATCTAAAGGTATAATAACTTTTACATTATTTTTCCTTGATCTAGCATCTGAGTGCTCAAAGCGTTTGAGAGTCAATGTTAAGACTTTTGGAGTTTTCCAAAACCGCACGAGCTTATTGGCCTCCGCGTAACTTTTACAATGGTCACATTTCCATTCTTGCTTGAGATTGCCATTTATGGTCTCTGTGTCCAAGTATTTTCCAAAGCATTGTGATAGATGAATGCCATCGCTAGCTATATCACCGCCAACTAGGTCAAGTTCGATGCTCAAGTGCGGTTCGTGATTGTGATAAACATGCTTACACTTGGAGCAAACGATTTGAGACACTAAGAGACCCTCGGTACATTTCATCCATGAGATACAATCCCCTTTATGAAACTCGCTCCACGCCCGCAAGGCACGTTCGTTGAAACTAGACGCATCTAGAATGTTGAATGCCTTCAATGACCAGCCCTCATTCGTATGGCCCTCACCATTACCAACTCTTAGCTCTCGATGTATTTTATCAACAATCCAGCACCATAACTCACCTATGTCTATTTGACTTCCAATGTCAATTGAAGAGCTCGCTAAATATTGGAGAATGTAAATGAACCTTTTTGGTATAAGAGTCTCATGATTTTGTGTTAGTTGAGTTAAAATGGTACCTAGCTCGTAAGAAATGAGTGGCATTGATCCCATAGCAAGCTCTGGAGAGGCTTCAAAGTTTTTCAAGATGAAAGTGCATATAGGCGTGCTGTGGAGAATACATTGAAGAAGTGTGTTCACACAACACGTGTTTCCCAAGTTCACAAGACCACATGGGATCGCAGTAACAGGAACTAGCTGTTTTTCCATATGTATGTGTTGAGTTTTTTTGTTTAAGTTATCAACCACTGCCACATGTCACAAGTCCTAAATATGTTAAAAGTGCCTGCGCTTTTTTGTTGCCAACAAGAGGAAGCTTACATAGGCGTTCCATTTGTAGTGCGGTACTTTCTAAGCTTGAAAGCTCTTGAATGAGACGCGCCATTGATTGAAACTCAAGGGCCACAGCTTGTGCTATTTTTTGCGAGACTCCTGGTACTTGTCCAAGTTGTAAAATGAAGCTCACACGAGGGGTTATGTTGCTTATTTTCTTTGTTTTTATTTTACAAGTGTCCTCGTACGCTACTGGTTGGATTTCGGATGTGGTGACAGAGGTGTTCGTGAACTTGGTTTTGTTCTTTTGAATGCGTTGAGCTACTTGAAGAAGCCATGAGCAAGTTTCCTCTGTAGTTTCCGTATAATGAATATGAATACCATCACGGAATAATGTATTGACCACGAAGCCAACATACACCGAGCATTGGAGCCCAAGGAGGACGTGGTTTGAGTTCGCGCCTTGAATTTGCTTTTGAGGATAGTCTTCAAGGATGTACGTTATTCGATGACAAGGAAATGCACTAAGAAGACGTGCCTTTTGCTCCCTGTACCGGCCATCCTTGATAGAGCTTGCTAAATCACAGAAGTGCTTACGTTCAAAGGCAAATGCTAAGGGACTCGTATTTTCACACGAGTCACATTCAATGATATAGTCCCCAATTTCCAACGGCTCGCACACGAGTTGGATTGATTGCTCCGTCAGCTTTTCCGCATGTGCCGACAAGATATCCCAAGATTTCTTTTCGCGATTATCTACTCTAATGATCATAAATATTCACAATGCGACACAACACCATACGCTATACCAAGATTAAGATTTTATGGCGGAGGTGGGATTTGAGGTGGTAAGACCTGAGGTGTAACAACGGCAATGGTAGAATACAATTGTGTAGAGTGTTACGTTTATACCTATTGCACTTTGCTAAAAAAAGAAAAAATAAGATACCATTAAGAAGGAACTGGATAATGGAAGAAAATACCCAAAATCAGACATGGGTACTTCCAAACCGCCTTGATTTTCCCGAGTGGATTTACGAAAACTTCCATCCCCGCAAGTACAAGAGTACCTCTGGGAATGCGAGTGAGAGAGCCCGCGGCGTGAAGCAATCTCCTCATCAGAAGTTGATAAAGGATCTTTTGAACTCCAAATCGCCTTATAGAGGCCTCCTATTATTCCATGGTCTCGGAGTTGGCAAAACGAGAGCGTCCATCCTTACGGCCGAGGACTTCATAAAGTCTCGAAAGAAAGTGGTTGTGATGTTGCCTGCTTCGCTTCAAAAGAACTTCCGTAATGAACTATTAAACTCGTCTGATGTTGGTCAATACAGATGGAAAAAGTGGTATCATGTCAAGATTGACACGACAAAGCCGACCCATGTCGCAGCCCTTCTAAGTATTCAAGAGGAGTTCCCGTTCGACGAGAACTTCATTAAAAAGAACACCAAATCAAACGAGACATCACTTTGGATTCCATACATTCCCGAAGGGGTAGAGATTCCACGTATGGCTCTAGGAGAATCTAAAGATCTTCAAAAGCTCAACGAGAAAGACTTCAAGGAAGCCATAAAATGCCACGACCATCTAATCGACCACACGTACGAGTTCATCAACTACAATGGTCTTAAGAAAACACACTTGACCACAAAGTACAAGGCGAACTTTTTTGATGACAAGCTTGTCATTATTGATGAGGCCCATAACTTCATAGCTCAATCGATGAAGGAGGAGAACATCAGTTCAAAGCTCTATTCGCGCCTCATGAATGGGAAGAATACGCGATTTTTGTTGCTCACAGGTACACCCATGATCAATCAACCGTTTGAACTCGCCTACCTCATGAACCTCATTCGCGGACCCATTTCATCCGTTCGATATAGCTTTGGTGAAAAGATAGCGTTGCCATTAGATTCGGACATAGAAGCGGCCCTTTTGAACACGACATTTGGGGACACGAACATTCCCATGGCGAACTTAGTCGACTACTTCAATCTTTCAAAGGGATCAAAGGAACGAACTGTGGAATTCACTCTGCTACCGCCTGGATTCGTGCGAGCGCATGGAAGAAACAAACGTGATCACGTCGAATGGAATGACCTTCTTGATCCAGAGAGCCATCCCATGAGCGAATTCAAAGAATCCTTTAATTTGTCCATTGAAAAAGCATGTAGGTTAGGATTAACCCTAAAAGCATGTACTGTCGTGAAAGGTAGTGCGGATTGGTTACAAACTCCCGCACTTCCCATTGACAAAACGGAGTTCGAGAAGCTGTTCCTTGATAAGAGCGACCCCGAGGTTCCTAAACATATCAATGACACACTCTTCATTCAACGTGTGATGGGCCTCACGTCCTACTTCAAGGGCAATGATCCCAAGTATTTCCCCACCAAACTGCCTATGATCGTGCGAAAAATGCCTCTTTCCGAACATCAATTTGTTTCGTACATAGACAACCGCCACGACGAGCAGAAGCTTGAGAAACGGTCAAGCCTATCCAAAGCGCGCCGGGGAGGGCAACCGAGTAACGATGATAACACTGTTTATCGCACTTTCAGTCGCATGGCATGTAACTTTGTGTTCCCTAAGGACATCAAGCGCTCGTTCCCAATGACGATTCGCGCAGCGATGAGGGAAATGGAATTGACCATGACCGACAAGGAAGACATTGAGAAAAAGGTGGACGAGAAATATGAGGCCGAAAGACATGCCGCAATGTCGGCACTTGAGGAAAACAAGGCGGAGTTCCTGTCAATAGAAGGACTAAAAGCCAAATATAGCCCCAAAATGGGACAGATTTTAGAAGATCTAATGACGAACCCAGGAAAGGGCTTGTTTTACTCTCAATTCCGTGAGATGGAGGGTGTTGGCATTTTTACACTTGCATTGAAAGCACAAGGGTGGGTTGAGCTCGACGTAACAAAGAAGGAAGATGGTAGTTATAAATTTAAAAATACAGAATGCTTGAAGCCGGAGTTCAACAATAAGCGTTTCATTGTGTTCAACCAAGATAGAACACGCTCTGATATTCTCTTGAGATTGTTCAATGGGGAATGGACCGATATGCCTAAGGAGGCTCAAAAACTTCTCAAGGTTTTGAACCAAACCACAAATATAACCGAGAACTTGAGAGGAAACCTAGCCAAGCTGATGATGATCACCCAATCCGGTGCGGAGGGTATATCATTAAAGCACGTTCGTCAAGTCTACATTCTCGAGCCCTTTTGGAACCAAGTTCGCATTGATCAAGTCATTGGGCGCGCGGTGCGTACAAATAGTCATGTTGAGCTTCCGCCCACAGAACGAAATGTTCAAGTGTTCATGTATATCAGTACTTTTACAAAATCTCAAATAGAGCGCGACCATACAATGAGGCACTTGGATCATGAGATGACCAGCGACGAGCACATTTTGCGCATCGCAAGCACAAAACGACATATGATTGAGGAATTTGAGAACTCTCTCAAGCGCTCATCAATTGACTGCTTGAACAACGCGCGCCCCAATCGCATTCTTGAGGATAAGCTACAATGCTACGTGGCACCCCATGACGCAGCCGACGAACACGATGGTGAGTTGTCGTACGTGACAGATCTCAAACAACATCAACAACTTCAAGATAAGCGCGAACGGCTTATTAAAAGAACAACCATTGAGGGTAAAGTTGTTCATAAAAGAAATCAAAAGTACGTGAAAGTACCAAATGCCTCTACATTGTACGACCATAATGCGTACGTGAATGCAGGTGTGCTCATCAAGTCCCCCAAGTAGCCCCTATCAATCATAGGTTACCAGTTATTTGTTATTTTCTTATGCATTGTAGAACGTCGTACAAGACATCCACCATGGATTCCCATCTGTAGTGTTGAAGAACCTCCATGTGACCACGCTTGCCATGCTTGCTAACAAGGGACGGATTTTGATAGTATTTCCATATACCGTCTGCAAAGTCCACTGGATTAGATACCTCAGCCAAACCTCCAATACCATCTCGCTGCTTGTCTACATAATACGACCATTTGGGCTCAATTACAATGGAGTTTTGAGAATTCAAGAACTCTTTAAAGCCACCAATGTTGGGAGCTACCTGTGGGCATCCTAGTGCGAGATGTTCGAATTGACAAAGACCAAAACCTTCACCTTCGCATGTGTTCAAACCAATGTCACATGCGTTATACAGAATATTGATGTCCCGATCTGTGAGTTGTTGGGCGTTGGGAATCACTTTCAAGTATGTTTTTGCTAGAGCGGGATCAAGGTTGCGCAATTTGAGCTCGTGCTCCATGATTTCGAATAGATCCCAAAATCCCTGTGCTTGAGTTGCTATTACGAGTTGGATGGGTTTGGGTGCGGGCCCAACCTTGGATTTGTTTGCAAGGAGTTTTTGGTGGCGGGCTGCAACGTCCGCAAATGCCATGATCGTATGATCCCATCGTTTTCTTGGCTGATTGCGGTTCAAGTTCAACACGTAAAATGCGGTCATGTCCATCTGATGGTACACTCTTGCTATGTGTTGAGGAATGGGATAGTACGTCTCCGTGTCAAATCCGTGTGGAAAGAAGTAGAGAGGCATCTCTTTCTTGATTCCCAAGAATTGTGCTGTTTTCATCCAGTAGGGCGTAAAGGTGATGATTCCATCAAAAACGTCATTTAATAGTTGAATGTACGCCTTCTTTTGGTAGGGATATACTTGATCCATGTAACTTATCAATTTGAAGGATCCTCGCTCCTCGGCCGTCATGTTGGCCATGATATTTTGCGTGAGTGATGTGGTGATGACGGGATCGTTAAATATCATAACAATATCTTGAGGATTGGCCTTTATGAAATCGGCTATCTCCTTTTCCCCGAACCCATTTCGCTTTGGGTTCTCGTTCGCAAGGGCATCGTACAAAGTAACTGAAGGAGGGACGTCGCGCCGTTGATCTCCAATCGTTTGATTGTAGTTTTGGAATCCATACACGGTTAGCTTAATGTCCTCCTTGAGTCCGAGGTGTTTACAGATGTAGTAAACGACACGACTGTACCCATTCGATTGTCCAATTGGATAGGTTCCGCACAAAAGAACACGTAATTTGGAACTCGTTCCATTATCCGCACCCTTTAGCATGCTCGTCACATCAACAACGGCAGGGGAAGGTATTGGCACTGGCAGACTCGATTGTTGTGGTTGCGGTTGCGGTTGCGCCGCCACCGCTCGGGCGATTGATGGGTTTACAGTTATGACTGGTTTCTTCACATCCGGCACAATCACTTTCTCCGCTAAGTTCTCATCGTCATCCACGACGGGGATCGGAAATCTCTTTGACGGAGATCCTACAAACTCACCTTTTTTCAAAAGGAACATGCTATTGACTCTTGATGCGTTTGATAACTTTAAGCACATAAACCTTGCGCCCTCAAAATACTTTGGATGTTCTCTCGGATACATGGAATCGTCCACTCTTTTGGCATGTGCGAAGGCCGCAGAAGTGGTTGAGCATACATTTCCTCATACAAGCGGTCGTTTTGATCAAGTTTCTTTATTTTATCTATGAGAATGTCCATGGACTCATCACTCTCGTCTTCAAGAAACAAAAACGATTTCGTATTGAACCACTTCTTAACATCGTGGGTGCCCCAATAGATCGGAATCGTACCACCTACGTACGCGTTCAGTAGTTTTTCGGTCACATACGTAGGACTCTTCGTATTCTCAAAGCAAATTATGAATTTATATTGTTGGAGAAATGGGAAATACTTGTCACCATACACAAGCTCGTCTTCCGGGGCGGTGTACCCAATATTATTCTTAAACGAGCCCGCACAATCGACTTTTTTATAAGCGCTGAGTCTTTCCATGAATGTCTTGCGAACGTGCGCTGCGCCATTCCGAACAATGAACGCACAAAACTTTTTCTTTTCAACCGGGAAAAGAGGGCGTGGAATGGACAAATACGGCCAGAGCCCCATTTCGTGCGAGTTACAAACAAAGTTTGGAAGGCTCACAATTCGATTGTTGATGTCCGTTGGTTTCATAATGAGATTCACATCAAACCAATCAGGGTTCAAATGGTGGGGCTCACCAGAGAAGCTTACATAAATGGTGCCCTCCGTCTTTTGTATGTTTGCAAGCGACGGTGTTCCTTGAAACACGCTAACGATCACAATAGGGCGCGTTATCCCCATTCCCGAGAATAGAGCGCGAAATAGGCACCTCAAACTGTTCTCAACGGGAGGCTGATAAAATGAATCCCAGAACCCGCCATATGAGATTTGGAGGGGGCAAGATTCGTCGTTCTTGGCCGAATAAACATCAGCGATCGAGCGCATATGGATACACGGTGCATAGTTTGGCATCTTATCTTGTATCTCATAGACAAAAAGTATCTAAATGGTTTCCATGCGTCGCAAGCAAGCCGTGCTAGTTGTCAAGGCTCTGACCATAGTAAATCAAGGCTGCGCGGGACGAGCTATTCTCGGCTTCTTTCTTTGATGCGCCGTGCGCTGTTCCAAGCACGGCCCCTTTTTTGTCTTTCACGCAATATCTGAAGACGCGCTGGTTGTTTTTCATTTCGTTTGACATCTCAAAGAAGCGCGGAGCATCTTGAAATGTGTGTTGCATGTACCTCACCAACATGTCTTTATAGTTCGTCTTTGTACAAATCAGCTCACTGAAGTCCAAGTATTTCTCCACAATAGAAATAATCCAAATCTCTGCCATGTAATAGCCAATCCCGGACAACGGCACAAGGGCCTTGCTGACCCCGGATGGGAATTCCGTCATCATATCTTCATTAAAGTCAATGTAGATAGCACCAATGAACGCTTCAAAGATGTCCTCCATGATTTTGTAGTTACTACGACCTTGCGAGTCCTCAATTTGTTTAGACAGAATAGCAAACTTTGGGAAGCCCACTTTTTGAGCGAGGAATCCTAGCATCTTTCCATTCACCAGCTTTGTGCGCATCCTCGAAAGAAACCCCTCCGGTTGATCGGGGTATCGCTCACATAAATAGCGCGCAACAACCATTCCTAGAATGGCATCCCCGAGGAACTCAAGACGTTCGTATGACATTTCTTGTAAGGGCAAGCAGTCCGGTGGGCAACGACCGTTTCCCGTTTCAAAGTCATCGTTCTTCATCGTACAATAGGAACGATGAACGAATGCATTGCGATACAAGTTGATATTGCGAAAGGCCACATCTGCAAGACCCGCATTGTCAAATAACTCCTTCAAATCCGCGTCTTGAATGAGTTTGTTCTCACAGTTGTACGGCAACTCGCCACACGGAAGCTCTTGTGTTTTATTATGGAGGTTATTGAGGCGTTGAGTGATCATGGCTCAAACTTCTCAAATGAATGAAAAAATTAGAAATAACGTCTGGGCACGGCAAGGCGATCTTCTAGTGGTCTATTATGCTTTCCTTTTTAATATCATTTTTTGTTTTTATTTTTGTTTTGTTTACATGAGCTTTGTGACCTCGGCCACTAGAGCCTTGGCAGAGCGCGGGCCCTCGTAGGGTGTTGCCTTTCCATTCTTAGAGATCAAGACGGTTGGAAAGCTATCCACACCGGCCTTTTGGACATCAGCTGAGTCTTCTCTTGCGTCGAATTTCTTTGTCTCTACCGCACCTTTCATGGTTGCAGCTTGCTCGACGAAAGACTCCCATTCAGGGTTGAACTTTACGCAATGCGGGCATCCGGCCATGGAGAAGTATTCGACTTTCACGGTCTTACCAGTGAACATTTGTACCTCGGGGAAGATCATAGAGAAAAAGTTGGAGCGCCCCACCGAAATAAGCCACGCTTGAATGGCAATGAAAGCGAATAAGATGAAGATCATGATGTACAACGATGATTTTTGTAGGTTCATGGCTCACTGGGTCAAAGGTTCACACAATCTATATATTGGAACTATTAATTTTATTGAAGGTACCAAAGGACATGGTAAGGCTCTTTCTTCTCATCCCAAAACCCATTGGTATGGTGTTGCATAATCTTATTCAGCATGGGCCGAGCCTTGTATGACGGAACATCGTTACAAACAAACAAGTTGTGGCTTGAGCCCATAATATAATCGATGAACATACTTGATGACATTTGCTCAAGAACTTCCGATGTTGTGATGAGAACAACGTGACATTCTGTCAAGAAACGGTCGAGAGTCTCGAGCTTGCCACTACGGATGTCGTCCATACAAAGAACAAGTGCAGTATACTCGTTCTCATGTAACTGTTGCGCAATTTCGACACAATGATCATGTGAAATACAAAGCATTACACTCTTGCGAATTACGACACTTTCAAATACATCATTGAGCATCTCAAAGATACTTTCTTTGTCCGCAGAATGCCATCTATAAGACATCTCAGGGGATGACATTTGTGAATAATATACTTAAAACGGACAGCTCGTAATTTAATAATCCATCCAATTTTTAAATACATACGTGTATGGAAGGATTACATCATGGAACCACTACAATTGAAATCATTTCAATCCCCATTGATGTATTTAATGCGTTGAAAGAAGCATGGATTTCAGAAAATGTTCCAATACTGTTGACACGTAGCATAGAGGGTTTGAGATCACGCTTCCCGTGCCTTTCTCAAGCTCCCTTATCTTTCCATCAAAAACAATCTCAAGATGGACATAACAATTTTAGCACACGCCAAGGCCACGGCCATGGTCACGGCGGTAACGGTCATGGAGGTCATGGTCACGGCGGCGGTGGCGGTGGTTATGGTGGGCACGGTGGTCATAGAGGCAACCGGAACCAAAAACGTTCCGAGCGAACCAGAATTGGTACACGTGAGCTTTCGCGTGAAGACATGTCCAAGAAAGATTTCTTGGCAAACATGAATAAGTTGTCCCGACAGAACTACGACTCCATATTGCGCCTTATACGCACAACATACAACTCAAATTTCCTAGAAAACTACATGGATATGGTGTGGGAACTTATGCGCCGTCAAGCGGATTACCAGGACTTACATATCCAAGTCATTCTCCATCTCATAACTTTGACTCCAGAGGACAAAAAACCCTTCATTTCGCAATATTGGGGCGACTCATGGAAAGCATTTTGCGTAAACCAGGAGTGGCTTCCACCGTCACATGTTTCATTGAAGGTTAATGACGCATTGTATGATGACTTTTGCGACTATGTCAAGTGGAAGAAACGCACAGGCGCAAGCATACAAGCATGGGTCCGTTTGATGTCTCTAGAGGTCATTCCATCCTCAATTATTGAATATTTTACATTAATCATAACCTCTCTTGAAACCGCACGCACAGAAGCGTCAGAAGAGCTATTTGATTGTATATTTGAATGGCTCTTACAAATGTTCAGAGCTCTTTCACCAAACACGTATATTGGAGAAATAGATGTCGTGATTGGCGAAAAAATGATCGATTGGAGGATATTCTTGACCACCACATTCCCTCAATCATCTACCCGATTTAAACTTCTAGACCTCGTAGACATCATTGAACGTCGGAAGTCAAAGAATATTTCTACTCGTTAAACATTAAGCGAGCAAGGAAGCAAGCGAGGATGACCGACTTCAAACCAATTCTCATATCCGAGCTTACTATTCTTGAAAAGAATGAACGGCATAATAAGAACGTACACAAGGCACGTGCCTACACCAAGGTTCTTCAGCAAATAAAGGCGTTTGAGGGACCAATTACGTCCGCCGCGCAAGTGATGGAGCTCCCGGGGGTGGGCAAGAGCATTGCATCTAAAGTTGCTGAAATCATTGAAACGGGAGCGCTCAAGGAAGCCGAAGACATCCAACAAGGATCAACTTTCAACATACGCGAGGAACTACTAAATGTGTTTGGTATAGGCCCCGTGAAAGCAAATGAGCTCGTCACACTTGGCATTCGGTCGTTGGATGAGCTTCGTGCCAGACAAGCCGAACTATTAAATGACAAGCAAACGATCGGTCTTCATCACTATGATGCCTTATTGGAGCGCATACCAAGGGCTGAAATGCGAAGACACGAGGCCAAAATCAAGAAAATGGTTCACGAAGTTGATCCTCGATTTGTATTTGAGATTGTAGGAAGCTACCGTAGAGGAGCGGCGAACAGCGGTGATATTGATGTTCTTTTAAAGCTCCCTGACGAGGCAGGAAGATCCAAAGGAGAAGCGGTAGAGGTATTCGTCCGCTTGTGTCGCTACCTCGAGGCAATGACCTACGTCGTTGATGTGCTTGCACAAGGGGATAAGAAATTCATGGGCGTATGTCGCGTTTCACCAAAGGCAAAAGCAAGGCGACTCGATATTCTGCTAACCACGGAGGAGGAATACCCGCATGCGCTTCTGTACTTTACGGGCTCTGATAAGTTCAACATTGCCTTGCGAAGCCGTGCACTTGACCGGGGGTTGACCATGAACGAGCATGGTATCAAGTACATGAATCCCTCTGTCAACGATGCGATTCTCCCAAAAATGAAGGAGGAAGCGGATATATTGAACTACTTGGGTCTCCAGTATGTTCCTCCGGTAGAGCGACAAAATGATGCCATTTTTCAAAAATACTCGATTCCAAAATAAAATTCTCTTTTGGAATATATAGAACCCGCCCTCACAATGACCCCTGTGTACCTATTCCAAGCCGTGTGGAACCTTATCCTTATTGCTCTTTTCTTGTCGACTTACACGTACATTGTCAAGCTCGAGCAAACAGGATGTGCTTGCGCCGACCACAAGTACCGCAAGTTTGTCAAGACTTTCCCCCTTGTTGCCGTTGTCTACATTGTCGTCTTCATGTTCCTATCCCCGGCCATGATCTTCGGCACCTTCGGCGCACTAGGCAAGTTCGCCCATGATGCCATCGTCCTTCTATTCGGACTAGCCAGCATCGTGTTCTTCGTGTTTGCCCTCATATACGCTCGTTTCCTAATGACCGAGAAGTGCAAGTGCTCTGAGGACCTCCGCCGCGATGTTCTATACGTTTGGTCCATGGTCCAAATTGTGATCATCGCATCCCTTGTCGTCCTCATGCTCTTGTCGAGCAACATCTTCAGCAACCTTGGTGCGACCCTAAGCACCGTTGCGACCAAGACCAGCGACATTGGCCACGGTGCTCTACACAAGCCTGTCGGCAGTGCTAGAAGCATCCCCAAGGGCCTCCGCAAGTTCACTCGTTAAACGCGATAAAAAGAACTCGCTCAAGCCTTCACGGTATCATTCTTATTCTTATTTTAACAATTTTTCATTAAAGTGAAAAAAGAAACAATAGGGTGGTTACCCTTTTTACTTATAGATCAAGCGTTCGTTTTGTGTTCACTTTGCGACCCTTTTTGGGGCGATCTCCGTACAAGCCAACCATATCCGCGGTGTCTTCAATGATGGAAGTGATTTCCTCATCGCTCATGGAAAGAGTCTCGATCTGAGGCGAACTTGAGGGAGGCCGAGACCGAACCTCGCGGTGAATGTCTTGAATGATCGTCTCTACATTCTCGCGAGTGGCCGGGCGGTACTGTTGAGGGGCCGTGGCTTGTTGCGGAGGCGCTTGCATTGCCGGGGCACGGGCGAGGTTTGTAGGTTGAGGGTTGTTCATAGCCCCGAATAGGTTGCCAATCATGCCAAACATTCCACCCATGCCTTGGTTTGCAGGTTGAGGGGCTTGTTGTTGTTGCTGTTGGTACTGTTGTTGCTGGTATTGTTGTTGTTGATATTGTTGTTGCGATGGTTGCTGTTGTTGTTGCTGTTGACCCGCACCTGACCCCATGCTCGTGGCTTGTTGTAGGTTGCCCATTTGGGTCGCTGCCGCCGCCTGGAATTGTCGCATAAGCTCCGGGTTGGAGCGAAGAACCTGCTCAACACCTGGCAAGGGTTGTTGCTTGAACATGCTGTTTGTAAGATGGAACATGAAGGCGCTCCCGGATACACTCATTAGAAGGCGGAGTTCGGGGGCCATCTTTTTACCGGACGACTTGTACTTTTCGTGCAGCTCTTCGAATATATCGTCGTAATCCGTGACGTTCTCATGAACTTGCTCGGACCAGCCGTCAAGCTTGACATCAAAGGGATCAAAACGTGTATTCAAGAACTCAATGCCCGTAACAAGGGCCATAAGGGTCTTTCTTTGGAAGCGAATGGATGCATCTACCTCCTTCTCACGCACGACGCGGTTGAATTCAACGCGCATCTCCTCGAGGTCCGATTGAAGGGAGAACTTGCGGGGCAGGCGGTAACCCTTGGACTCCAGACGGTCCATTTGGTACATAATCTCTTTCTTCTCGTTGAGCTCCGATTCTGCGCGAGCCCGCTCCGCTGTAAGGCGATTGGCTAGGTAATCTGAAGGGCCTCCATCAGATCCCATAGTAACCCCCATGGATTGGGCAACATTGGGTCGTCCACCAAACATTCCTTGTGCATCGGCCCTCAGTGGCCCGTCACGAGGATTATTCCCACCTCTGCTGGAATCGGTTTCAAAGCTTGCATCAGACGAGTCCGAGCCAGAATCTGAGCCACTGCCACTTCCGCTTCCGCTAACATCACTTGACGCAAGGGAAATAACATCGCTACTCACTTTTCTTCGGTTTATCAAAGCGTCGGTTCCCATTCCTGGAATCCCCATTGACCGCCCTGGAATCTGGAATGATGGACGAGAAAAGTCACTTGAACGAAGTTCCATGATATCGTCATCGTCGTCGGTGTGGATACTTATTGAAGGACCATTCATGGAAGATATGATGGTACAAGCTTCTATATTCCTTTGCTTACTTATCTTTTTAACCTCTTTTTACGCATCCGGACATGACTTTACCGAATCAATATTACATTTATTCTTTTTGTTGTACCAACTCATTGCTTGAAGAAATGCATCGCATAGATCGTCTTTCTTGCGATGAGAGGTCACTAGCTCTTTCAAAGCATTGTCGTCCTTGACGTAGTAGTTGGTAATGTGAACTGATTTCCATTTGTTCAACCGGTACCCTTTTTCGAGGGAGCACGGCGGAAGTGTTTTCTCAGCCTCCTCGTGCGTTTGAAGCTTTCCATTTGCGCTTATAAGGAGAACTTCGAGGGTCGGTTGGAGCTTATGCTTATGTAGTTGGAAAAAGCTGTATAACATCATTTGAATGCTCTTCATGTGGCCATTTAGGCTCGATGGTTGGTTCTCAATCAAAATTGCGTCCCATGCGCCGCAGGAGTCACGAATGAGCTTCTCCATCTCAATGAACAAACGATTGGCAATCGTATTGAGCGATATCTTCTTGGCATTCTCGGTTTCGAGCGCAAGGGTCAGCACATCCCATGAGTTGATAGTTACAGCGTGTACGGGCGCAACGGGCACGGCGGGTGTGTCGGCCGCGTCGGGTGTCTCGGCCACCGTGGGAAGAGTAGTCGGTGAAACCTTTGAACGGGAGACACGTGTCTTGACGGGACGTGAGACTGTCATGTCGCAATATCCAAGGTTCCGTATACCAATATCAAAACTCAAGACTCGGAAGTCAGTGCGATTTTCCGCATTCGTTTCCATACAGCGCCTTGAAGCTGTTGTAAGATGCTTTTCGTATACACTCTTAAGTTGTTTTTTTGAATGAGCTTGAGCAAGTAGATCCAAAAGATGTCGCTCTTGTGTCTTTTGTTCATGTCCATTATAATCTTGCAACGTTGCGCATACCACTCGTACTGCTTTGCCATTTGTGTCATGGGATCTTTAATGATAACTGCTTGGTGATTTGCGGGCACGCCCGCACCAAAATGCGAGTGAGATGGGGCATTTGCGCTTGGTATCCGGTTATTGATGGAATGGGGGCATACGAGACCCTCGTTAACCAGATGAAGGACTTGTTGTTGAACACCCGGGTGTTTGAACGCATTATCGGGAAATCCATCAAGTAGGTCTTCAAACACCATGTAGTTGTAATCAGGGCACAAAAGCAACCTATCGTGACGATCCGTGTACACCGCATTGTTATCAATGATGATTGTCCTTTCGTTTAGAATCTTGTCGCGCTCCTCTTTTTGGTACGGGGTTCCCGTCTTGCTCGTTATGGACCTCAAAATGCGTGCCCATATGTTTCCGATCGACTTGCGATAATTTCCCACCGTATCTGTTGTACAATCATCGCGTGTGAAAATCGGTCTCTGGAATTGGATGCCGTGTGTTCGCTCGACCCATGATATTTCTTGAAGCGCCCATTGCCGTTCACTTGCCGTGAATATGAAAATCGCACAGTTAGGATACATCTGTCGAATGCCTTTGATGAACCCGGAAAACCCCGGACGGACAAGTCCTTCATTTGGATGAAACGCGCGCGGAATGGCCTTTTGGTTGACACGGTAGCCGTATTTTGTCATCGTTTTTGTCATCGTGTGTCGCGCTGACTGGAAGTCTACCTTGCCCACGATAGTGCCATCCCAATCAAGAATGAACACATACGGCAAATGGGAATCACTCATGGCCCGCTAGGCTCTCTTACCCATTCCGCAGAAAAATGGTTCGTTTAAAAAATGAATGATATCTTACTTCTAGCTACAATTACATCATGTCGTTCGCATTGTACACCGATGGTTCGGCCATTCCTAACCCCGGGGATTGCGGTTGCGGTGCGGTATTAGTGGATTCAAAAGGAAACATAGTGTGGACACTGTCCGAGTACCTTGGAAAGGGAACAAACAACATAGGCGAGCTAACCGCCATTCTCCGTGGTTGTCAACGAGCTCTTGAACTAAATATCACGTCGTTTTGCATATTCTCGGATTCCGAATTATGTGTTGACCTTGTAAAAGGAACCAAAACAACAACAAAGGAGCATTTGAACCTCATTCTAAAGCCCATCTTGGTGGCGAAAAGAACACTTAAATTTGAAATTGAATGGATCAAGGCGCATGCGGATCACACTTGGAACGAGTACGCTGACAAGCTTGCCAACAATGCAGCTAAGAAACAACTACCACCAACCGCAAGCTCTACCGCTACCGCAATGCCCTCTTCTTCCCATGCACTCGGCTCTTCACGCGACTCTCACTCTCATTCTCATTCAACAAGCCAAGGAGACAAACTCTACTTGAAGTGCTCTTTTAACGAAAAAGACCAAGTGAAGCAAATGGGGGCGCGCTGGGATCCGGATAAGAAGTCATGGTGGGTAAAAGACGACGCAGGCGGGCAATCCCGTAAGCAGTTTTCAAAGTGGCTATGATGTAAAACAATCAACACATGGCTTTCTGTTTTGTTACAAAAAATAAATTATTGAAATACTACGCACTATGAACTACGAACTACATAGGAGGCAACCCTCAGGGTTGTCACGACGGCACGCTTGGGCATCCGCATCCGCACCCGCATCTCCGTCGTTCGTCTTGTCAAATGCGCTCAATGAAGTTGGGGGAAGAACCATTGACTTTGCTACTGTGGGTTCAAGTGTGAATGACATCGTCTTTGCCTTGGGGCGCGTACGAAGGTAGTAAAGACCGGTTTTCAGTTGCTTTTTCCACGCATAGAAATGCATATTCATGATTTTTTTGTAATCAGGGTCCTCAATATACAGGTTCAATGATTGTGTATGGCACACGTATGGGCCACGATCCGCCGATTGGTCAATAACTGTTCGTTGTTTGATCTCCCATACGGTCTTGTAAAGCTCCTTAATGGGTTCCGGGATTTCCATGATAGTCTGGATGCTTCCATTGCAAGCAAGAATTCGGGTTTTCATTGCGTTATCCCACATGCCAAGTTTCAGAAGGTCGCGTACAAGGTACTTGTTCATAATCACAAACTCACCCGCAAGAGTGCGACGTTGGTATATGTTTGACGTAATCGCCTCAAATGACTCGGTGCTCCCCATGATTTGGCTCGTGCTCGCCGTGGGCATGAGCGCAATAAGCACGCTGTGACGAATACCGTGTGTCTTGACGGACTCGCGGAGCGTAGCCCAATCGTGGCGACCGGCGGTGGGAACAACCCCCCACATGTCGAATTGAAATATGCCTTTTGACATGGGCGAGCCATCGTACGTGCTGTAAGCCCCGGCGTAGCGACCCTTTGACTCCCAAGCCTCTGGATTGTCCCATACGTTTGTAAGGAGTTTGGCTAGAATGTTTGGATCTTGGTTCGCACGGTATTCCATGATCATCTGCTCCCTTTGCTTGGCAAGCGCACAAGACTCGGTGATAGCTGCAAAGTACATCGTCTCAGAGATGAACTTATTGAGCTCGTATGCCTCGGGCGATTCGTAGGGGAAGCCCATGAGAATAAAAGCGTCGGCAAGTCCCTGAATACCGATGCCGATGGGGCGGTGGCGAAAGTTGGAGCGCTCCGTCTCCTTGATTGGGTAAAAGTTGCGATTGATCACTTTCTCCATGCTCCGCGTAATGAAGCGCACGACTTCTTCGAGGCGCGCAAAGTTAAATACCGCTTTTCCATCGCCATCTTTTTCCACAAATGTGGGAAGCACAATGGACGAAAGGTTACATACGCCATACTCTTTTGGATCGCTGTATAAAACGATCTCGCTGCAAAGGTTGCTACTCTTGATGACCCCGAGGTTGCTTTGGTTGGAGCGTTGGCATTGATCTTTGTACAACATGTAAGGCCCACCCGTCTCAATCTGGCTCTTCATGATTTCAAGGAATAGATCTTGTGCTTTGACTTGCTTGCGGAAGCGGCCCTCGTCCTCATATTGCTTGTAAAGCTTCTCAAAATCATCTCCATAAACGTCCACTAGACCCGGTGCCTCATCGGGACAAAAGAGAGACCACGTACCATTCTCTTGTACGCGTTGCATGAAGAGATTCGGGATCCAAAGAGCAATGAAAAGATCACGGCACCGCTCCTCCTCCGCCCCTGTGTTGCGACGCAGGGAGATGAACTCAAATACATCACTGTGCCACGGCTCCAAGTAGAGTGCTGCGCTGCCATTGCGTTTGCCACCTTGGTTCACATGACGGGTCGCCTCATTGATCACGCGACAAAAGGGAATGAGGCCCGTGGAAGTTCCATTTGTGCCACGAATGTAAGAACCGCGCGCACGGATCTTGTGGACATGAAGGCCGATGCCACCCGCACACTTGGAGATGTGCATTAGATCTTTAAGAGTGTCATACATGCCTTCGATGCTGTCTTCGTCGTCCTTGATGCTCGTCAAGAAGCACGAGGACATTTGAGGCCGGGGCGTCCCCGAGTTGAAGAGCGTAGGTGTTGCGTGTGTGTAGTAGCGCTTGCTCATGAGCTCGTAGCACTCAATTGCGTCTTTGAGATCCCAGCCATGGATGCCAAGTGCCACGCGCATCCACATGTGTTGTGGGCGTTCAACGGGCTTGCCGTTCACTTTGATGAGGTAAAGGCGCTCGAGGGTCTTGAATCCGAAATAGTCAAACTGATAATCGCGCTCGTAGTTGATTACGTCGTTCAACTTGTCCTTGCTTGCCTGTACAATCTGGTAGAGCTCCTCGGAAACGAGGGGATTTGTGGATCCCTTCCCATCCGAATTTCCATAAAGAACAGCAATCGTCTCACTGAACGACGGGCTTGTGTTTTTATGGTGATTGCTCACGCTAATGCGCGCGGCCAAGGTTCCATAGTCAGGGTGCTCAGTGGACAGTGCGAAGCACATTTGAGCCGTGAGCTCATCAAGTTCGGACGTTTTAACACCGTCGTAGATGCTACTACATATTTTTTGGGCAATTGTGTGGAGGTCATGGGGCTCCTTTACACCTTCTAGGTCTTTACAGAACATTTCAATGCGACGCATGACTTTGTCAAAAGACACATTCTCATAGTCCCCGGTTCGTTTTAGTACCCGCATGATAACACACACTTCACTTGTAGTATACTACATATATTAAGTTTAAATGCCCTACGCGCCTGCGAACTCCCAATGAAGTCAATGGTACCATTATGGTCATAACTTATGCGAAAATTAAAATAACAAACCATTCGTTTAAAGACATTGCTCTTAGTTAACTAAAGTAACTCGACTTTTACATGAACAATAAAATCAACACCGACACCAAAAACAAAATGGCATTCATACAGAACTGCATTGGTGGCATTTTAAAAAAGAATCCATGCATCAAAGGTAACAATGCTAAGTTGGGCCAAGTTGGTGGCTTCAATACCATGGCCCCGGAAGTTCAAGAAAGAACAGAGAAGTTGGTAAAAATGATTCAAGACAGGATAGCGGCATATGGGCTCCCACTCCAAGTTTATGCTAAATATCTTCGAAGCAAAGTATTCAAAAATATCGTTATTGAACCATCTCCGGCATTCTATGAGCTCATTGCATCAACAAATCCGGATCCTGAGTATTTCAAAATAGTTAATTACACTGAAAAAAGCGACCGGACGTATGATTATCCTAAACTTACTAACCTTATTGAGTTGGATATCAATGATTATGCTAAAACACAAATTACTTGTGTGAAGGTTCAAGTGATTGTGAACTCACCCATTTATACCATACAACACTCAATTATGGTAACGTGGCTATTTACCGAGTTTATCAACCGTATGGGTCTAGAATATTTCCCTCCTGAGAACTTCGATCCTCCTCAAGAGAAAACATGGCCTATTTGGGGAGAACCATCGTTCTATGTTCCTGACCCAATTCACTTTGAAAGGGGCTGCTATAAGGGATACTGGGGTTATTTCTCAAAAGATACATTCGATCAATCTATCATGACCATCGACATGGCAAAAACATCCTCTCAAAACATCTATGCATACTTCCCAAGGGCGGACGATGAAACAATCTTTGATCCTACATCTAACCGAGAGTGATCTTAGGTTCAACAAAAAAGACGAATACAATATGCTTTATTTTTTAATCATTTTCTTTCTAAGAAAGTTTTACATTTGGCAAACGGACGACCAAGGTGCGTTGTTGCAGTGTTTGGAGAACTCGCATCGTAGCTTGGTGGGTTGTTCGGGGTTGATCTTGCCATCCTTGTAGGCCATGTATCCCGGGTACACGCGACGGCAAGATTGTTTGTCCCCAAGGTTATCTTGTTGATACACATTGAGCTCGTCCATGGTGGTTTTTAGGGTGCTGTCGGTGGGTGTTGTTATAGTTGTGGTGTTTTGATCAAAGATTTTGGCGGATGGCTCGCAGTAGTATTGAAGGTAAGGGCGTAGCTCGTCCGGGAAGCGCTTCAACACTTGGGGGTCCGTGGGCTTCAACTCCCAAAAGTCAGGGCATTGGTACAAGTCAAACGAGTTTGACGGCTTCTCTTTTTTGAATGTCATGATTTGCACAACTAGCATGCCAACGATGAACAATACACCCGCAATGAAGGTCACTGAGAATGCGAAGAGGTCGCCACCCAAAAGGTCTTTTGATTTCGCAGTTGTGAACATGAGTATAACAAATACAAGCGCTATGAAACCGTAAACTGCGCAAACAGCGATGGTTCCCTTGAACATGCGCGTGCGGTTCACTTGGAATTGTTGTTCGAGCTCCGCTTCTTGTGGAGATGTGAGTTCCATTGGTTTCACTTACTTGAAATATGCTTAGAAAATGTTAACGCGTGAGCCCATAGCTATAGCTATATAGCCCTATAGAAACGATTTCATTTCGAGCGTTCGTGTTCCTTTTTGAGTCATTAGAGGGGCGCGGTCCATGGGCATGGGCAATTGGCTCACGTCGCGACGGTATTGCTCATGTTGACGGAGGTTGCTAACAACCTCTGGTACGACCCACTCAAGGACTTTGGAATTGAGCGAGCGAACTTGTCCGACAACATTGCCCGGTTGGTGACGGGCATTTTGAAAGTAGATGGACCGCATGACTATACGCAGTTCTTGCTCATTTTGTTTACCAATCACGTATTTTCCTTGAGTTTCTTTCCAAACGCTGTAGCGAATACCCTCTTGTAGCACATTCACGTTGTTAGGGCAGAAGTAAAGATCACTTATAGGGTTGGCTGCGATCTGTCCCTTGTGTGCCTCGCTTGAGAATAAGGCATTGTTGTCGGCCGCGTCTTTGCTCGGGTTGATTTTGAAGTCGCCCATGGGGGACAGCAAGTCAATGCGCCCATTGCGGTCCATGATTGCAGAGCTCTGCTGTCACAATATATTTTATTTTCGTGGATTGTTGTAGTAGTTGTGAGTCTTATAAATGGAACGCTATCTAAAAAACCTGAACGTCCAAGTCAAACGCGAGGATGCTGTTAAGATCACAAGCATGCTTGAGCATGCGGTAAATGCGCTGGTGAGCAACATTGTTTCCATGGTTTGTGTCATTGCATTGATCAATGGGGCCTCAAAGGTTGAGCCCAAGCACATGGTGGGGGCATCGTCCTACATGATGAAAGCTTGTGGATGGGAAAAGCGATCGGCAAAAGGTAAAGGCCAAGGCCATTCGCAATCGGGGGGCACCTCAATGCCAGCGAGTTTCTTTGATCCCGCCGCGGACACCATGTACTCCTCTGGAAATGCGGGTCCGGAAAGCGCTGACACGGTCAATTTTATGAGTGGCTTGGCCCGCGCAGCCATTCCTATACAAATGCCTGCGGATGGACCAGCATTCATGGACGGAGGAGCCGGGGCCGGTGGCAAAGCCGTGAAGTTCCAAGGACTAGTAGCTATGATACAAACCACCCTTGATCATTACAATATGAAAATTTCAAAACAAGCCAAAGTACAAGTAATCGCCATGCTTCACCATCTTCTACATTGCCTTCTTGCCGAACTCAAAGTGAAGTCGGGGTCGGCTCTCTCGGCCAGCGCGGTTTCCAAAGTTCTTAAAATGAAACGTCATGCCATTTTTCAGTAGACTTAAAAAAATGACAACGATTAAGGAATAAGTCTCATCAAGATCCGATCCGACCGTCTCGCCTCAACACCGTATAAACCAGATCTAAATATCAACATGGCAATCATGACTGTTGATGGAAACATTGGTTCAGGGAAGAGCTCTGTACTTGAATACCTTCACACTCGATATGGATGTTCCGTTGATCTAGAGCCCGTGAAGAAGTGGCAACCGTACCTCCAAGAGCTATATTGTACGGGAAAGAGCGCCTTTGAGTTCCAAGTCCGAGTGTGGCTCGATCGTTGCTGGATTCAACAACGACCCAATCAGTCGCACCTTATCATGGAGCGCTCCCCATACTTTCAGTCATGTGTGTTTGTACCGTCCAATTACCAAAATGGGCGCATTTCCGATAGCGAGTACACAACTCTCAACGAAATGTACCAAATGTCAATGCGCATGTGGTCTCCCAACTTCTATGTTTACCTTCGATCCAACCCTAATAACTGTATGACTCGCATTGCAACCCGCAACCGCGAGAGCGAGGATCAAATTAAGAAAGAATACATCCAAAAGCTACACGATCTTCATGAACAAGCTTATTTATGGGCCATGGCAAAGGGCTTCTCGGTCATTTGTATCGATGTGGAGGGGAAGACAATAGAACAAATTGGAGACGAAGTCTTTGGTGCTCTCACGACGATGGGATACACTAACAAGTGAACGCACTAACTAGTTATTTTTCTCAAATTTTAGACGACATCTCACTGTTATAATACTTTTTGTGATTCACGTATAAAAAATGACCTAAGACTTTCTTTTCTTGAAAGGATACAGAACGGGGAACCAAGATGGCCGGTCCAAAGGATATTGAAGCGAAGTACAAGAAGCACGAGCTCCGCACGCACATCCTTGAGATTCCTGACACGTACATTGGTTCGATCGAGCGCACTCAGCTAGAAACCTACGCATACGACGACGAGACCAAGAAGTTTTCCGAAACTACGCTGTCGTATGTGCCGGGTCTCTACAAGATTTTTGACGAGGTGCTCGTAAATTCCGTGGATCAAGTTACGCGCCTCGTGTCCGAGGTGAAGGCCGGTAAAGCAGATGTGCGCCCCGTTAAGAATATTCGTGTTAACATTGACCAAACATCCGGATGGATCACAGTGACCAATGATGGCGATGGCATTGATGTTGAAAAGCATTCTGAGTACAACGACATTTGGGTTCCTGAGCTCATCTTTGGAGAGCTCCTAACCTCCAGTAACTACGACCAAACCGAAGAGCGCCTTTGGGGTGGGAAGAACGGCTATGGTGCCAAGCTCGCCAACATCTTCTCTAAAGAGTTCATCGTCGAAACCGTGGATCACCGCAGGAAACGCTCTTACTCCCAACGGTTCCACGAAAACATGAAGAGCCGTGACAAACCTGTTGTGAAGGCAAGCTCAAAAGCGCCTTCTACGACTATCAAGTTCCTTCCTGATTTCCATCGCTTCGGCATTCGTGGTCTCGATGCTGACATGATGAAACTCCTTCAAAAGCGCGTGTACGACGCGTGCGCCACAACACCGAATACCGTGTCCGTTTTCTTCAATGATGTGAAGCTGGATGCCAAGGATTTCGAGAAGTTCAGTGAGCTCTACATTGGTCAAAAGGAGGAACGCCCGCGGGCCTTTGAGGTATGTAACGACCGCTGGGAGGTGCTTGCGACCGTTTCCGAGCAAGGAGCCTTTCGTCAAGTATCCTTCGTCAACGGCATCAACACTCTCAAAGGCGGAAAACACGTTGAATACATCACCAATCAGATCACAAAACGTATCGTTGAGATGGCAGCAAAGAAAAAGAAGGATGTGAAGGCTCAGCACATCAAGGACAACTTGTGGTTGTTCGTAAAGTGTTACATTGCGAACCCGGCTTTCGACAGTCAAACGAAGGAGACCCTCACGACCCAAGCAGGCAAGTTTGGTAGCAAGTGCGAGCTCTCGGACAAGTTCTTTGAAAAGCTATACAAGACGGGAATCGTCGAAAAGGCAGTGAGCCTCACCGAGTTTCACGACCAAAAGAAACTTGCCAAGACCGACGGCAAGAAGACAACCCGTGTGCTCATCCCCAAGCTCGACGATGCCAACCAGGCCGGTACTAAAAATAGCCGATACTGTACCTTGATTTTGACCGAAGGGGACAGTGCAAAGACAACTGCCATCGCGGGTCTCAGTGTTGTTGGGCGCGATCGATACGGTGTCTTTCCACTCCGTGGTAAAATGCTCAATGTCAAGGACGCTCCATTGAAAAAGATTATGGAAAACGAAGAGATCACAAACCTCAAGAAGATTCTTGGTCTCGAGCAAGGAAAGACTTATAGCGATGTTGGGGACTTGCGTTACGGGAAGATCATGGCTTTGACGGACCAGGATCACGATGGATCGCATATCAAGGGCCTCTTGTTCAACGTCTTTCAAACACTTTGGCCCTCTCTTTACCGCGCCCCTGCCTTTCTCACATCCATGCTCACACCCATCGTGAAGGCATCGTCTACCGCAGGGGCCGTTATCGAATTCTACAACTTGACAGATTTCGAAGATTGGAAGGAAGCACGTGCAGCGGACAACGGTCTTCGTGGATGGAGCATCAAGTACTACAAAGGACTTGGTACATCTACTGCTGAGGAGGCCAAGAAGTACTTCAAGGACCTCAAGCTCTTGGAGTACAAATACACGGGTCCTAAATCGGACGAAGGCATCGATCTCGCTTTCAACAAGAAGCGCACAGATGATCGAAAGGATTGGCTCACGAAACGCTTCGATCGGTCTCGGGTGCTAAAATACACGGAGCCCATCATCCCGTACGAGATGTTTGTGAACGACGAGCTCATCCACTTTAGCAACCGTGATCTTGAGCGATCCATTCCAAGCGTGTGCGATGGGTTCAAGGAGTCAAACCGAAAGATCATGTTTGGTTGCTTCAAAAAGAAACTCTACACCAAAGAGATCCGCGTAGCTCAGCTATCCGGCTATATTTCCGAGGTGGCCGTTTACCATCACGGTGAGAAGTCGCTACAAGATGCGATCGTCAATATGGCTCAAAACTTTGTCGGTGCTAACAACATCAACTATCTCGTGCCAAGCGGTCAATTCGGCACACGCATTCAAGGTGGCAAAGATGCAGCTTCTGCGCGTTACATCCATACGCTCCTCTCGCCTCTAGCGCGCAAGATCTTCAAAGAGCAAGATGCTCCCACACTCAACCACATCGATGACGATGGAACAATTGTTGAACCAGAGTACTATGTTCCCATCATTCCAACCGTTCTCATCAATGGTGGGCTCGGCATTGGCACTGGCTTTTCAACCAATATTCCATCTCACAACCCGTCGGATGTCATCAACATGTGCGCGAAGATCATTGCTGCAATCGACAATGTACCTGCCCTCGCCAACATTGACCAAAAGACGGACTTGGATGCGGTCCACCACATCATTGACAAAGTAGCCTTACAAGACATTCGTCCATGGTATCTAGGTTTCACGGGCTCAATTGAGCCTTACAAAGAGGAAGGCTCTTTCCAAAGCAAGGGCAAATGGGAGTGGCTCGATGATCAAACTCTTGAAATCACAGAGCTACCAATCGGCACATGGACGGAAGACTACAAAGAGTTCCTTACGGAAGCAATTGCTAATGGAAGCGCTGTCCTAAAAGACTTTGAGAATCACTACACGGACAAGAAAGTCAAGTTCATTCTCAAATTCTACCCTGGTGTTCGCCCGGGTGTTGAAATGAACTTGGAGACTGAGTTCAAGCTAGTTACTACAAAGCCCTTGAACATGAGCAACATGCACTTATTTAATGAGAAAGGCATCATCACGCGCTACAAGAACGCTAAGGAGATCGTGCGCACATGGGCCAAGGTTCGCATAACCAAGTATTGGGAACGCAAGAAGTACATGTTGCGCAAGATGGAGGCTGATTACAAGGTACTTGCAGCCAAGGTACGCTTCATCCAAGATGTCATCAGTGGCCAAGTTATCGTAATGAACAAGAAAATGAAGGATGTTGAGGATCAACTAGTGGCCTTGAAGTACCCCAAGTTCTACATTCCCGAAGCCTTCAAAGCCATGGACGCGGACGCAGAGGCGAGCACAGACGCACTTGATGCGGAAAACACAGAGGCAAGCAAGGGACCCGTTGATTATGGCTATCTCACCCGCATGCCAATCCACCATCTCACATTTGAGAAGAAGCAAGCACTTGAAAAGGAAGCCGGCCATTTGGATGGTGAGATCAAGACACTTCGCACGACCCCAATCCAGCGCATTTGGCAAAAGGAGCTCACTGAGCTTTCGACGGCTTGGGAGGACTACAAAGTTATCATGGAGAAGGACATTCACGCCTCATCACACAAAGCCGAAGAAAGCAAGGCCCGCCCAGCGGCGCGAAAGGCACCTGCGGCCAAGAAAAAGTAATAGGTCCGTTGACTTCGTTGACTAGGTTGACTTCGTTGACTCCGGTGACTTCGTCAATACGATGAAGACGCACTCGCAGTGCTCAATGTTAGAGAAGTCATGGTGCTTTTGGGGCTAGATTCTTTTTGTACTTTCAAAGATCTTGAAGACGCAGTAGAGGCTGAGGCAAAGGCAGAGGCAGAGGCGGAGGCAGATTTAGAACGACTTTCTTTTTGTTCGTCCCATTTGATGGCTTCATTGTGTATCAAATAGGTTTTCCATAGCGGACCGCCATGAAGAACTTGAGTGCCCCGAGCTAAGTATTCAGAAAGATGCGGGCTCATTAGGCCTTGCTCGTGGAACATATTTGTGTATGAGTTATGTATTTCATATAATCCATTTTCAATTTCTCTAATGTCTTCAATTGAGCGTATTATACTCGGTATACTAGGCGCAAAGTCTACAAATGATACGGACGGTGTTTTTTTCAATCGCATCAACTGTACAAACTTGTCGTACCCACTTTCAAGACGAATATTCAATACATTCTCAAAAAACACTCCCATGCGATCAAGGGCCTCCGTAACTGCTACAAGGAGTTCATATGCTTTCCTTTTTGACAACTTAGTGATGTACTCGCGCAACGTCTCAAAGAAGAGTTCCGATTGATATACATTACCAAGGTGTCTGCTAGTCCAATATACTCTATTCGCGAAATCTGATTTTCGCAGATAGGTAGCGTCCATTTCAGAGGGATAGTCGTGGTAAGTGAGTCGCAACATGAGTAAAAACACGTGTCTATTCATGTTCGTGCCTCCAATTGCGCTTGTGAGCCATAATTGCTTCATGGCCTCGACCCATAACAACATATTTGCCTTCTTACCAAGCAATTCAATCACGCGCTCGTTTTGTTCAGGGGTCAAAACAATCAATAAGCGTCGTAGATTTGTAGAGATGCCCGTCTTCGTTTGTAGTAAACTCGCACTGGTAGCCAATTTTCTTTTGACCGTTATGACATTTTGAAGAGCCTCCTTCAATTGTGAGGTAAGCGTGTCCACTAAATCCGCATCAAAAGTAAGGCTTTGTCGTAACATGTTCAATCGTTCATAAACAACCGCGAGCGAGGCTTCTTCTTTGGCAAGTTGGCCGATGAGCTTTGAGTTCCTACATTGTTCAATTTGTAACGAGCGCATTACTTTGGAGCTTTCAACTTCCAATACATTTGTTGGAACGTCACAACGTTGTGACCGGGGCAGCTGGGAGGCTGCAATCTGTACCAATGTTGGAAAATGTGAGTTGGCGGTTGTTGGCAAATTCATCACACGGCTGATTTCACCTACACTGTTATCGAGTTATTTTTATGGGAAACTTCGGTCTTGCCAAGGAGGATTCACGTCTTTGTCATCGTTGGCTACAAATTTAATCACACCAATACATTTGATGTTTATGGGATGACGAATGAGTTTGGATCCGTAAATGTCCTGACCAGGCCCAAAACTCAGCATGTCACCGCACGAGGACACCCTTTGAGGAGGTACAAAAGATCGGAACGAAAGAGCACCACCGTGCTCGGCGTGCCAAGCAGCAGGTTTGTCCCCATTGATACCGTAATTTTGCCCATGCATCTTGATAAAGTCGTACGAAAGTCCAAGAACATTCACGCGCATGTCTTTCACGGCGTGATACACATCCAAACCTTTCTCCGTCATGTCTTGAAGGAAAACACCGTGTTTCTCTTTGAAGTCCTTCGTTACGACACATGTGTCATGGAGAAGCAAGTAGTTGGCCGCCCGCAAGCGAGGATGATCAATAAATCGATGAAGTCCATACACCGCGCTCATCTCGTAAAAGTTATACGGGACAGTTATTATAGTCTCCATCCCCTCGCGCATTTCGCAACATTCGTTTGGCGCACCGGCGATCACGAGAATGACATTGGACATATCTATCTCAGCTTCTAACAATGAGTGTTTTAAGGCTCCCCACGCTTTTTGATAGCTCACATGAGATGCTACGAGAATCATATGAGTATTTGTTAACATTTCAAGTCAATTCGTGTTTAAACGTTGTCATTCATTACGAGGACATAGACATGGACATGTGCGACATATATTTCGCTTCATTTGCCGACCGGCGGTATAAGGGGTCGCTTGCGCGCATCGAACAAGAGGCGCGAGCGATGGGCGTGTTTCATGGCATCATGTGTTGGAATGAGGATGATCTCGATGACAAATTCTGGGAGAAGCACAAACAGTTTATTTTGTCATCACCGCGAGGGTTTGGCTTCTACATTTGGAAGCCACAAGTCCTCTTACAAGCCCTTCGTGCCATTCCGGAGGGCGCAGTGCTCGTTTTTGCGGACGCAGGTTGCCAGTTAAACTCGGGTGGGGTCCAACGGCTAAGAGAATATGCAAGCATGGTCAAGGAGCATCCATCCGGAATAATTGGCTTCAACACTACATTTCCAACCAAAGATTGGACTAAAATGGACACCATGGCATACTTCAACTTGACGGATGATGAACAAGCTTATCCACAACACCTTGGCGGTGTTCACATTACACATAATATGCCTCATGTGAGAGCATTCGTAGAGGAGTGGCTTTTGGCATGTGAAAGGTATTCGTTGATCGACGATTCGCCTTCGCGCCTTCAAAATGCCCCGTCCTTCAAAGAGCACCGCCACGATCAAAGTATATTTACCATTCTTTTCAAACGCCACGGGGGATTGTCTTTACCAGACGAGACATGGTGGGCCCCGCATTGGGAATCTAACCTCCACTACCCAATCCACGCCCGCCGACTCCGTCATTAAAAAATGACTTTGGGGCTAATATATATAACAAAAATCAAAACACTACAATCGTAAACATGACAAATCATCTCCACGATATTGATTTGTCGAGCTCCATCAACATTCAAGCCGTCTTGTGCATTCGAAACATGATTTCAACACTTACAAAAATAATGGAATATGAGTTGTGTATGCCACATATAACAGCACTTTCTAATGCCGTGTTCTCCCAGAGCATTGATTACATTCAAAAAGAGACACAAGCAATTGAGCGCAAGTACCTTGCAAACAACAATAGCAATTTCGATGTGCACCCACTTGAACACCTGTCGAGGCTCGTTGAAAAGGGAGATGACCATGTTGAGGCCTATCGCGTAATCCTTCGAAAACTAATGAATGCGAGTGTGGCAAACGCTCAATCGATTACCACGATTGACACTTGGCTATTAGGATGTCCACTTAGTTCATTCCGAGAGGTGGCTAAAAAGAACGCAACATACAACGACGTAATAGACATAAGGATATAATACACATTACTCAGAAAGCTTGCCACTCCCAATGCTCTCGAGAACATCGCTCCAAGCTAGATCCATAAAACCAAAGCAAGTTCTTGTCATGGACTTTGATGGGGTTATCCTACAAAATAAGGGCGTTCTTCGGCATGTTCAAGATCGCGTCGTGGACTACGTCCGCCAAAACGTATATGATGGGTATATGTCAGAAGCCGAGGCCCGTACCCTAAACACGGATCTATACACGCGGTACGGTCATACTCATGTTGGCATGAAGAAACTCTTTCTCCCACACTCGCGCATATCTCATTTCAACGATTTTGTTTATGACAGAGAGTTCCTTGCTTCGTTGTACGACAATTACAAGCAAGAGGATAGCATATACATGACAATGGAATACATGGACACTATAGTAGGCTTTCTAAAGGAGTCCGGTATCCACACATTTATATTATCAAATAGCCCATGTATATGGTGCAACACATGGATGAAGAACATGGTTCCCCGTGTCCCATCCGAGAACATCATCGGAAGTGATCACGTCATATTGGAGACTTCCAAAGGTGTGCTACTCAAACCCAGCCGTATTGTTTATAATCGTGTGGAGATGTACATAAAAATGAAGTTCAATAATCCAAAGGACCTCGAGCTCGTCTTTGTTGACGATAGTCAGATCAATTTGGATCCTTTGGTGAAAGATCCTTCATGGAGACCTATTTTCTTTTCAGGGGCTACGCCACCCCATGGGACTCCGCCTACGGGGACTCCGTCGCTTGAGCACATCACAAGCTTGTCTGAACTACCCCCCTTGTTTGAAAAATTAATGAATAAAGATGATATTGATAGACTCGTATCAGGTATAAAGGCGTGAAGATCTAGTGTTTATACACGTACGTATCCCATCTTGCATGCCATTGTACATCCGCCGTCTTCCCACTCAAGAAAAGGTTGGTCTCGTGGACCCAAAGGCCGTTCCTGCCAACATGACTTTCTTCAATCCAAGCAGAGCAGGGGATGTAATCTATGTGCGAGTTACAGAGCACGACGGCCCGACGCAAAGGAACAAAGCGCTTCTTTTTGAGAGCGCAAGCAAGGTCTCGCATACGGTGGAGAGCCCGTACCATCTATTGGCCAAAACAGTCAATCTGTTCCAAGGCATTGAGGACTTGCGCTTATGTTGGTTTGAAGACAAGCTTTGGTTCACGGGAACAACGACGCACGCGTCCCATGAAATGAGAAACGAGCTCATCGTTGGATATTTCAACAAGCGTCTCACGGATGTGGAATACATGAGCACCGTGGACATAGGGCACTTGCCTGTTAAGAACGTGAGCCCCTTTGTTTGGAATGGCAAGTTGTGCATGTGGGACATGTTCAAGATGCGAATCTACGAAGTGGAAGTGCCGAAAGCACAGGAGCATGCAAAGCTGACGGCGAAAATAGTTCGCTCATTCACGTATGGGCCAGGTCTACCAACAACGAGCGAGCCACTTCGAGGATCCACGAGCCCCATTCACCTCCATGGGAGCACCTGGGGATGCGTCGTTCACGACATCATTTTCAATGATACCCCCATGATCACGTTTCGGTTGAGCTACATCCATCATTGGGTTGAGTTTGACATCGAACGGGGCATAATCACGTTCATATCGCAACCTTTCTTCATTGCCCACTGGGGAATTGAGTACGTAAGTGGGATATACCAAGATCCCAAGGACTATGAAAAAATAACACTCTATTTCGGCATCGAGGACAAGCACGCAATGCAATGTACCACGCGCCTCCACGAATTGCGCTTTGGAAAAGCCATACGTTAGATATGCTATGATTTATTTTATTTTTATTATTCTATGCTTTATGAATATAGAGCATATTATCATGGCTGAAATTGCAAACACTACGACTCAAACCCAATCATTTTACATGATGCCCGTCCTCAACGAAGAGGAAGCGCACATTGACAACATGTACATCGTTTTTGGAGGCGCGCCTCTTTCCTTTGCCATCATCAAGATCTCAAGCCTTGAAGGCATCGTCGTTTCGAAAGTTCAAATTTCAGGAGATTTGAAAGCCAAAGGCCAAATAAATGTGAATGTCGTATCAAGCGATAAAGTAGACTCCGTCCTTGCGACGGTTGTCACCGTACTAACAAGTATTCAATCGGAATAGCGGATTGATCGTGATATATTATTTAATTTTTATTGCGTAAGAGTAAGTTGCTCTTGCTCGTGCTCTTGACAATGAGCGTTCTCGAAGAGTACGTTGGATTCTTAACAAACCCAGAAAGCGTTAAATCCACGTTAAAAGACAAGCTATTCAATGCTATTCCAATCCATGGTCAGCTCATGTTTTTCAACCACGAAACGAGCTATATTATGTTCATGGCAATGACAGATGAACTCAAAAATATTCCCGTCTATACCAAAATAAAAATAGAGGACATCACCGCATCAGATGTGTCTAAGCTTGGCAATGATGCATTCAATGTTTTGAAGCTCGAGTTGCAAGTTCTAGTCTATGTAAAGCAAGATCCCTTCTTTTCGGATAAAAACTTTGTACCCCAGACGTGGACCGGCGTGTATATGGTGCCCATGAACATCTCCCTAGAGGCCGTTGAAGTGGAGGCAAAGAAGCAAGGGTTTTTTAGTAAGATGAAACTATCAAACCCGTTTTCACGAAAAGCGCTTGAAGAAGGCGTTCCAATTGTTGACATTGTCAAAACACGAGAAGAAAATGTAGAGCTCACGAAATTCATGACTGATTTACATAACAAATTAGGACCATTGCGAAATGCTATTGGCGCATTCAACTCAGCAAACCCTGATGTAGATTATGATATTCTTCAAAGCTCTATTGTCAAGTATGTAAATGAAAATGATGCGCTACCGGAAAAAGAAACGAACTACTTGAACTCTCTTTCCCAACAAGTCGTCAATGTTTCCTCTATTGAATTGATAACGGCATACCGCAGTTACAAGAGTATTAGAAAAATTGGGGATAATGACCTCGTATCGAACCCGGATTACATTCAATACATGGCAATTATAGATCATTTGGTTGCTTTTATGAGAAAATTGAAGGGTATCACCGATGATCCATCAAGAATTGATCAACTCTATTTTTTGGCAACTGGCCTTCGTAAAAACATCAACGAGCGTATTGTTCCCCTTCAAAACGAATTGGAGATGGTGAGGGGAGTGCGTTCGGGTATTAAAGATGTTGCTAAAACAACCGCAAGATTAACCGGACAGGCATGGGATGCTGCAGCAAAGGGTGTATCTCGTGCCACCGCAGCAACGGTAAGAGCATTTACAGATCCAACGAATGCGAAAGGTAAAATGAACGATGTCTTCACGAAAGTCAACCCCGTTGCACAACCACAGGCGGGTGGTTCAAAAACAAAAAAGACTCAAGTAAGCAGAAAAAGTAATATTAAGAATCACAAGAAGTAGCCAAGCATTGAATGCATTATCATTTGTCGTGATTGTTCCAATGAGAAGTACGGATGAACCCACCCATGGAATCCAAAGGGAGCATCAAAGAACTCTGCCTCTATTGCGAACGTCCTCCGGGAAGACACTTCCATTACATTCTTTTTTAAGATCTCACAAGCATGAGTGAAGTAAACATCTTCGGGTGGTTCTTGTATGTCCACATATCCGTGCTGTGTTCTATGCCTATTCATATCATCAATTGAGACCTTTGACAAGCAATCGAGCATGGCGGACCTCTTGCGTAACGACAATCCTCCTTGAATTCCGCCCACCACAGGAGCCGTATGTTTACTATTGAAAAAGTTGCCTCCCACATAGTCACAATCCAAGAAATGCTCCTCAAGGGTGCGAAAAACAATACAATCCGTCTGAAAGATCAATACGTTTTCCTCACGTATGACATTCCAGAACGGGGGCGACAAAAGCAATTCACTATATTGTTGCGGAGTCATGTTCGCACAATGAAGATAGTGAACTTGGTATTCGTGAGGAGACAACTCGTTCACAAGCCAAGATTTGCGCTCGTCACTTGTAAAGATATGTAAGTTCCACGATGTTCCCAAAAAGCTCATGACGTTTTGAACAACCGCTCGAAGAAAGGGATGCTCGCGGGGCTCAACGATCACTGCCACTCGAGTACGCGATGGGTCGTGGTTAATGCGAAAGCCTTGTGTATCAAGGGACGCACTTTGGGCAAGTAGGACTTTTTCAAAAAGCTCGCGCGACATTTGATAATCCTCATTAGAGAACTCCTAAATCTAACTAACTAACTACCTAACTTATTTCACTGCATTCGTCCATAATAGCTTGGTATCTCGTGAGTTTACGAATGTAAAGCTCCACATTGTAATGGGAGGCCTCATTTTTCATTTCATTCATAAGAATACTGATGTAGATAGTCAACTCTTTCTTATAAAACTCAACTCTCTCAAGGGACATGTTTTCATTTGCCTTTGAGAATTCTTCTTTGAGCCTATAATAGAACGCACGAATCTCGTCTATGACTTCCTCCATGGTGTTTCATATGTAATGACTTATTGACTTAAGTGGTTCCCGTCTCCAAATATCTATAGTGATGGTAAGGGGATTCGGGCCATGAAATTCCACAAGCAACTAAAAGACATTGAAGAAAAGTTTCAAGATCCTTTGCTATCCGAATCGTGTATTCATTACAAAAAGTGGAAAAAGATTGCCAAAAACCCCGAACGACCATGGAGTTTCTCTGAATTAGAGGATGAGTGTAGCCACGTAGATTATGTAATCCAAAAGAGGCTACCGCGCGCCATAACATTACCTTCGAGGTCTAGTATGCCATCTCTGTGTTGTGGCACATCCCACAACTCGCAAGAAGCCACGACCTTGCCCGACCTTCTTTTATTTGCTACCATCAATGCCCAAGCGGTGTATAAAATATGTAAAAAACTTCAAAAAGGAGCAAATAAGAACTCTATGTCCTTCTTGGCCAACCTCCGGAGCTCGCACAAGTACATGTTTCTAGGAAGTCACATAGTAACACGCATGAAGCTCGAAGCCCAATCCCAACCCCATACCGAACCCGTCGACACAAATACCAATCTTGAGAAGACATGTCCGATCTGTTTTGAAGATATAGACCACCAACGTCCCGCATTTATCATGAAATGTGGTCACTATAATTGTATTCAGTGCCTTGAACAACAAACAAAAATTAACAAAATTAGAGGAACATTGAGGAACCGCATAGCTGTCATAGCACACAAGCACTCGTGTCCGATATGCAGTTGCAAGTCTGCACTTGCCGATGCTGATGCCTATTCGTTTTGGCCAAATATGCCGTCGTGACCAGACCATCGCAGTGCGCATCCATGCCATCTTTTATAAGGTACAGTAAGGGTCAGTCACGTAGACTAAAAGGACTGTTTTTTATTTATTTGTTTAATATTTATGAAAATTATTTTTGAAACGGTAAAAAGTGAAAGTTTTCCTCTAGTTAGTACATTTACATTTATAAAGGGTAAAAACGAAATACCTCAGAGTAAGCACTGCTCCCAGTGCGCCTCCATGCCATCTTTTAAAAGTACAGTAAGGCCCAGTCACGTAGACTAAAAGGACTGTTTTTTATTTATTTGTTTTATATTCACTAAAATTATTTTTGAAACGGTAAAAAGTGAAAGTTTTCCTCTACTTAGTCTATACAACTTCGTCCAACAGCTTACAGAAGTTAACGATCATTGCGAAGATCTTCTTTCGAAGAGGGTTATATGTAAGTGGTATCTTATTCATTATATTTACTAATTTATACACATAGAACTGGTTATTCTGTGTCTCATCTTCATCCTTTATTCTTTGACCCTCTTTGCCGTTGTAATACTGGCGAAGAACGATGCAAACCTTGTTGATCATGTCGTCTATAACTTCGGTCTTGTCCTTGATCATCCATTTGTCCTCTTGAAAGACACCCAAATGCTCTCGGCGCAGGCTCGCGACTCGTATATTCTTATTCTCAGGAACTTCCGGATCAAAATGGATCTTACGGACCATGTCGGGAACTCCATGAGACACTGCGTTTCGTATACACCGTTCTATAAACTGCGGTGTGAGGTGGCTCATATTCTCATTCCCAAAGTTATTGATGATTATCTGGTTTCCTATATTCGTTTGTGACTTGATAAACTGACCATGTACTATAGTTTGTTCAATATGTAAATTTGAATTATTCTTCCCTTGACATAGTTGTTGGTGCCTTGACTTACTTGAGCGATGGCGAAATACCTTCTTACAGCACGCACACGACAGCTCACTCATATTTTTGTTAAACTCGCACAAAATTGACTCTGTATTGCTTTGCTCAACAGTTGAGCTAACATTTGGGCTAACAAAGCTAACATTTCCCTCCCCAAAGCTAACATTTGGGCTAACAAAGCTAACATTTTCCTCACTAAAGCTAACATTTGGGCTAACAAAGCTAACATTGGGTATTTTGGTTGACTTTCGCACCGGACATGTCTCAAGGTGGCGCATCAAAGAGCTCTTCGTCGTAAGGGCCAGTAAGCAATTTGTACATGTATGGGTTGTAGCTTTGAGCACACGTGTATCGTCATGTTTCATTGCCATATGCCTCTGTAAATTCCATTCCCGTGTGGACTCATATGGACAGAATGGGCACCCAAAAAACATACAACTGTTGAGTAAAGTTGAGTACATACACTTAAGTAACAAATTTGAAGTTGAGTAAAGCTTTTTTGTGACTACTCAACTTTACTCAACAGTTGAGTAAAGGGGGTGTGTGTGGGACCTGTAAAATATTTTGAGAATTTTGAAAATAGAGTCTTTTAGTCTTCGCTGAGCTCCGGAGAAAATCATTTATGAAATTAAATGTCGTGTTATCATATACATCTTTTCATTACAAATCGCCACGCTGAACCTCTTTGGTTCAAGCCCCATCAAGTCAGAGATACATAAGCCCACAAGTATTGCAAGCATCCCCAATGGATCATTTGAAGAAATAAGGACATTTGCGTATTCTCAAATATCAAATCCTTATTTACAAGAGCGGTTGGAACATGGTTTCTATGTGTATGACCTTGGTCGCCTAAAGAGCACCTTTGCCTTATGGAACCATAACTTCCCGGGTATCCAACCTTTCTATGCGGTCAAGTGCAACCCCGACGAGGAGTTGATTCGTCAACTCGCGCAATGTGGGGCATCTTTCGATTGTGCGAGCCCTGCAGAGATCGATCTTGTCCTAAAAGTGGGTGTGTGCGCCTCAAGGATCTTATATGCCAACCCGTGTAAGTCCCACTTTGACATCAAGCATGCTTGCGCCCGAGGTGTGAAAATGACAACCTTTGATACGGTCGGAGAGCTTGAGAAGATCGCAAAGGTCGTTCCGTCAATGGATTGTGTTCTTCGCCTCTATGCGTGCGATCCCAACGCAAGGTGCCAACTCAGCAACAAGTTCGGGGCACTGCCCCATGAATGGGCTGTCCTTTTGAGCCGGGCGCGGGATCTGGGCCTCCGCGTGACGGGTATCAGCTTTCATGTTGGCTCGGGGTCTTCGTCATCCGACGCATTCGTATTCGCGATTCGCCAGGCAAGGGAGCTATACGATATGGCACTTGACTTTGGATATGAACTGAACTTAATCGACCTTGGAGGTGGATTCATGGAAAAACAACTAAACAAAATACCAGAATCCATTGCGTACGCACTTGACAAATATGGATTCCGCGAAGGCAACTTCAAGATCATCGCTGAACCCGGGCGTTTCTTTGCGGAATCGTGTGGAACGCTCTTTACGAAAGTGCTTGGAGTGCGTGATCGTAATGAAGACCATAGAGACTATTGGATAAGTGACAGTTTATACGGATCATTTAATTGTATTCTATATGATCACGTGGATCCCGTGCCAATCATCATGCGGACAAACAATCCATCGTCGATCTCCCGGGCAAATAGCTCCTCAGGCTCAAGTGGTGGTTCATCGGACTTATGTATGGCGGTTGTTCCAACGTCAGATTCGGACACAGACACCATGAGTGACGAGGTCTTGTACATATCTACATTATTTGGACCAACTTGCGACGGCATGGACATTGTCCTCAAGGATGTGACCATGCCCCACCTAGATGTTGATGATTGGATCGCCTTCAAGGACATGGGGGCCTATACGATCGCTGGCGCATGCCCATTCAATGGAATTGCCTTTCCTAATATAGCGTGTTTCTATGTAGACTCGTCATAGAACATAAAAATCATAAAATATTATCATAAATTAGTCAGACGAAAGACATAAGACATGGATGTGCGTGGCAATGCCAACACATTTGTGCCACCGGCATACCCGCCTCAAGTCGATCAAGCCACCAAAAACATTCTCGGCATTCAACAATACCCTTTAGCACCTTTGAATACCTCCCAGCGCGGTATAGGAACCGGGAACGTGAACGGGATACCTCCATTGTTCATGCCATCAAGCGCAAGCGCAAGCAAAAGCACCGTTGTTGAACGTCGCACCGGAAAGAAGATCAGAATTGCTGTTATTCTTACCGTTTGTTTTGTAATTCTCCAGCTTCACCCCGTGATCTTAGTTATGGACAAAATTCACGGGACACTCTTTCTAAAACCATTTGATCTTTCGAACGAGTACGGTTGTATAACGGCCAAAGGCGCAATAATTACGACCGTCCTATTCTTCTTCATAGCACTATACCTCATCCGGGCATTGTGATACGAATAAAAAATGAATAAAATGATGCTATTTTCAGTTTTTGTTTTCTTTTTGATTCTTAGTCTCTCGACTAGTCTCTTACTTTGCCTTAGCCACGGGCTTCTTCTTCTTGGGGGCAGGAGGAGGGGGAGGGGGTGGAGTGGGTGTGCGCTCCTCCTTGTCCGAATCCTCCTCCTCTTCCACTGCCTCATCGTCATCCTCCTCCTCGTCGCTATCCTCAATCTGAGTGTTTACGACTGGGGCCGGAGAAATCTTGGGCGACTTGTTGATTAGAGCCTGTGGGATGTCATCATCCTCATCGTCGCTCTCAACACCACCCACTAGCTTGTCATCCTCATCATCGCGGTATGCGAATGTGTTCCGGGTTAGAAGTTGGAACTTGCTCATGACTAGTCGCCACGTGGCCCCAAACTTACCGCCGGCAAACCATAGGCTCGTCAGCTGCATGACAGGCATGGCCCGACCACCCTTCATCTGGTCCCAAACCTCGTTGAAGTTGAGCTCCTTCTTCTGCATGTCGTGCGCCTCAAAGGTAAACTTCTCGGTCGCATCATCGAAGGGTAGCTTTACCTTGATGGTAGAAGGCCACTTGTTGTCCGGCTTGCGAGTCTCCTTGTCCTTGCTCACATTGATGAGAGGGTGGAAGATCTTCGCGACGAACTTGGGCTCATCGTCAAAGTTGTCCTGGAACCAAGTGAGGCGGTTCTCGAAGCCATCCTTCTTGAACTTCTCCTGTAGCTTCTCAAAGAGATCGTGGAGGGCCTCTAGACGAGGGTTCTCCTCCCGACCCTTGAAAGACAGGTTCATCTCATAGCGGTAACCAAGTAGGTTGCCCTTGGTGTCCTTGTTCTCCCACTTGGACACGCCGTTGAATGCGATGCCCATGAGGGGGAACTGAACCGTTAGGCGCGAGTTGTTGTAAAACATGTTGACCGAGCGAGCCTTGGTCTTCGGGTTTACGCGGACCTCGGCGAACTCAATCTTGGAAACATCAACCTCGCTGGGCGATAGGGGGTAAGCAGACGACGACATTTTGACTTGATGTACGGGTGAATGCAAGAGACGGCTTGCTAACACTTTATGGCTTTTTGCGCTTAAGTAGTTTTTGCTTCTTAAGGAAATAACTATTTACCTCTTACTGGCCTGGTAGGAGAATCCGTGCGTTTACTGATACGACTTGATTGTGTTTAAAAGGCGCACCGTCATTTTTTATCACAAAATTGCCAACCCATGCCATATTCGATTCTCACCTAAGGATCTAATGCGTTCTTATATGTATAAGAGACGATCTCACACCTCAATCTAGATAAAGAAAAATGGGAAATCAAGGGCATTGTTTAGTCCGTTTGGCAAAGAAAGATGGTTTATGTTGCCATCTGCCATGCGTGTCTGGGGGGCAAATGTGTACGAAGCACATGACCGATCATTCGCGCAACAACATAGCGCGTCTCACGGTAAGCTTGGGAAATCGGCATCCATCAACTTCTTTAACATATGAAGCATTTCGGTCCGTCAAAGAGGTCAATGCCCATGGCCGAGACACGGTCGAATGCTTGTCCGGCATCATTTCGTACGTGTTCTCTTCTCCGTCATTAACCCAATTTATGCAGGACAACTTGCCTCAAAAGCGTGTTGGCGGGCGCGCAACGCGCATGAAAGTGCCCGACATGGCAAATGCCATTGCCAAACTATTCAATGGCATGTGGACAATTGAGCAATCCCATAACCATTTGCGGGCCCTTCAAAAGTGTCAACTTCGGTGGAAGGGGTATGTTCGAAAAAAGCAAGAGATCGATCGGGGTCCATGGCCCGCCGCGCCCGCAATTAACACGGAAGATCCAATCACAATGGATCCTATTCCGTTAGTCACAACCGCGACAGAAGCAATGAAGCGCGAAATGTGGAGCTACACTGACAAACATAGACACGTGTACGTCTTTCAAGCCAAACCACTACTTCATTTCATCGAGGTATCCGGCTCTTGGAACCCATACACGAGAGAGCCCATAATGAAAGAGGACATCGAACGCCTCCGAAATATTGTGAAAAGGTTGCCGTTCGAATCCTTCAAGCCCATAATACGAAACCCGCGCGATGCTTTTGCCAACGTGCTTCATGATTATGAAGTTTTCGGATTCTACACTAGTATTGAGTGGTTTTTACGACTTGATACGTTTGATGTTATTGAAATATATGAAAAGATGCGCGAGGACACTCACGTTCCATTGTACATGTTTGCCTTGAATGTGTTGGAAGAGCGCATAATGTGCGACCCCGAGGAGGGAGCTCGGATGTCGTTGGCAAAGGACATGAAGTATCTGATCGATGGGCACCATCCCATGAAATTCTACATAATCTGTAACCTATTTGTGGCACTTGCGAAAGTTTGCCCTATATTGCGATCCTCACTTCCACAATGGACTATTATGGGGGCTAACGGCGTACGATAACCATACACTATCATGCTATCACGCGATCAGACGTAAACGAGATTTAAAGAATTCTTAACATAATATGTTAGCGTACGCGAGTGAAGAATGTCATCATCTGTCAATGCCGTGGTTTCTCTTGATTCAATTATTCTGTTTCTCCAAGGCGTGCGGGACAATTTCACAGGATTTCCGACCCTAACTATTAACTTTGACGGTCACGGTCACGGGCACGGGCACGGGCACGGTCAAGATGCTATGTCGAGCAACACCAACAACGCACCTGCTGAAGCCCATCAATCCGCTCCCTCCCCCAATTCCTCTCCCGAAGGCTCTCCCGAAAGCACTGCTGAAAGCGGGTGGTCTAATAACCTCAACAATACCGAAGCGGCTCGCCCGGGTGTATACGAGCGAGTCGGTATTAACATTCTCAAGAATGACCGTGGTTGCCTTTCGGAGTTTGGCTACTTCAATGTTCGTCACAAAAGCATTCAAAAGCGTCGTGACGCGCTCATGGAGGCATCAACGGAGATGGATGTACAGTTCATCCAAGAGCGCCTATTTCAATTGGCCGCCGTCCAACTTGTACAAAACCCAAATCCTTTCCGTGATGATCTAAAATGGTTCGAAGAGGCCCATCATCTCAGTGCCTATGAATAAAATCTACTATCTCGTTTATTTTTGTGCTAAAAACATATTTCAGATCGCATGATTGTTGAAAAATGTCTTTCGTAAAGTTTGAAAAGCGATCCTGTTGTCGGACGCAATGCCAGTTCCAGCCAATGATCCCAAACTCGCCGCTGGACCACTTTCCGGCGGCGCAATGTTTCAGCCCGCCAGTGCAGAGCCCAACGCGAGCAAGACCTCCATTCGTAGTTTCTTTTGCAAACTTTCAGAAATTTTATGTACTCTATTGAAATCTTTTGAACTTCATCCTCGCTCATAGGCTGATCATCTACGTACCGTTTGCTAATATAAGCCCAATTCTCAATAGGTGGGAAACTGAGCCCGAGCCTATCCATGCATTTTAGAAATAGATGGCATACAACTGCAGACTCATTAAAAGTTGAGTTGTTGATATAATATGCAACAGTCACGGTTCTTAGATTGAATTGCGTGCCATTTATCTTCAAACAAATATGATCCCAACGGTTAGTCGTAGTATATTGTTCAAGGTTTGTAAACAAGTCCGCATGGGTATATATATAAACCATATCATCACTTGGGCTATTTATGCGAACAGGTAATCCTTCCAAGCGCGCCCGAACACACGCAACAATCGAATCACGCTCGTTTTTTGCCATTCTTGGCTCGTTTGTTGTAAACGGATGATAACCACTTCCAAAACCAAAAAGAATAATGATCATTTTTTGTTTTTTCCCACTGTTTTTAGTTGTTTTTCTCACGCTCGCTGAAATGCTCTTGTATTCCCTCCAACACGGCCAAGTCCTCAACGTAGCTGTTTGGAGCACCCTTGCGCTTGCACATGAAGCACGCGTGTGTGTTTATCATGCTTGTTGGCCCTGTTTGCATGGCAGCCACAAGGCATGTGAGATGGTATCGCAAGTTGCAACACTTCATTTTGTAGTGGCCGTCGCTTATGTCTCCGTGGCAAATCACACAAATGCCATCGGTTGCCTTGGCCTCGGGGATGCGAGTTATGTTTGAGAAGCCCTCGATCGTCCAACCCTTTGAAAGCATTTTGCTCATCCTATAATTTAGATTTCCGTTTTCTGATTTTGCGATGTTGGAGATGCTTGATATCCGTGCGCATTTGTTCAAAATATCGTTTGTGATAGCGCGGTACTTCGTGTCATAGTTCATAGGGTTACTGTGATCCCATGCCCGATCCACAAGGCGAATGCCTTCCGTGCTTGCCACCAATCCGTTGCACTCGAAGTCAAGGGGTCCAAAGGGAAGTGATAGCTCGCTTGGGATGGTCACAACCATCAAGTCAAGTATGATAGGTTTGATGAGCCCCGTTACACGCTCAAACGTCTCCTTAAAAGCTTGAATTGCCTCATCCATGAGCCCAATAAGCATGTTCGGAAATCCCTTCATGATAGCCGTCTTGAGATTAAGAGGAATCATCGTAATTTCATAGCGCATGTGCCGTACATCGCCCGCTGCCACTTCCAAGTTGGGCAAATACTCAATAGCATCCCTGTTGAACACCCTGCGCCATGTGAAGTTTTGCTCGTTCATGTTGCGGTACAACTTTCCAAGGTCAGCATAGTTAATCGTAGCATCTATGTCGTTTGGTAATGTTAGGCGCTTATTTGTTTCGGGCATGAACTCGGGATCCATGTACAACCGATTGATCTCATTATCCGGCTTTTGGTACTTGGTCTCTATGTATTCGTAAAAGCACTTGGCATAGTGATCGTGAATGAGCCAATCTCTCACAGCCCCGCCAAATACTTTACCACCCGCTTGGATCACGGCATTTATGATGTCGCGCTTCGCCTTCCATTCAACGATATGGGTGTTGAGCGCGTTTCCGGTCATATTGGCCTTGAGTAACTCTTGATCACACGTATCTTAATCACTTATTGTCTTAAACGAGAAAATGAGAACTGGTCATTTTTTCGGAAAAAAATATAAATTTAAACTATTTTAAAGCGTAGCATATGAAGCTTGCGTGGTTGGGCACAAGGCTTAGACCGCGACCACAACGGGGCGTAGGAAATGGCCCTTTAGCCAACGTTGTAGGTTGAAGTAGGTCACAATGTCAGTGTCCTTGCAGCCTAGTAGCTTCTTTAGGGCCGCGTTGGGTAGAATGACACGCTTGTTCTCAAGCTTGAATAGCTTGTTGGCCTTCACGTATTGGTTGATGTGGCGAGTCACATCGGTGCGGGACATCTCAGTGCCCTTCGCGACGTTTAGGAAGCCACATAGATCATCGGAAATCTTCGCGGGTTTGGCAAAGCCGGAAGGGGAGGTGCGGGCATTTGCGCGTTTGCGCTCGGCCTTCTCCGCGACCTTCTTCATCTTGTCCACCTCCTTCTTGGCAATCTTTAGGGCGGCAATGGCCTCCTTGGCAAGGGTTAGTAGGCCGTTTACCTTTGACTCTAGGACATCAAGGGTGGAAACTGCCTCCTCGGGAACCTCGGTCACGGGCGAAGGCTCGATGGGAGTGGTGGCTGGTGCGGCCGCAGCTTTTGGGGCAGCGGCAACCTTAGCAGGCGCAGCGGTGGTTGCGGCGGCAGCGGGCTTGGCAGGGGTTGCGCCGGGCGCGGACGAGGCAGTGGAAGGAGAGGCGGCGGGAACAGAGGTTGACTTCTTGACGGGCATTGTGATGGTGTGTGTTGGTATCGGTGTGGGTTGATGTATAGGTTTGGTAGTTTAGCTTTAAATACTTTTGGGTTTCTCCACTCCAGAATGGTCTCGAAGTTTAAGCAAGCACGTCAAAATACAGTTTCTTTCCGCATCACTTAAAGAATTCCACCAAGAATCCCCGGGAAGGCTCCATTCAAGGGACACAAAAAGCGATCCTTTGTTCATTAGACCCTTACCTTCAAATTTCTTAAAAACTGCCCGGGATGCCAAATTCGGACTCGACGAACTCGAATTGCTTCCCATGGCAGGAATGACGACTTCGAGTAAACTACCATCGAGGTGTGTCCATGAAACCGTGCGCCCTGTAAAGTAGTCATTCAAGTCCAAATGAATACACTTGAATAAGTCAAACTCACCATCCAATATTTGACCCCATTCGTAATCTTTGTGAGGAAGTGCTTCTATACTTATCTCAATTGAGAGCCCCCCAGACGACGTGACCACATTTGTAGAAAATAATGGAAATGCATCACATGGGATGTGTACGAAAACAGGCTCAAGATGGTCCCGTAAGAACAAGCGAACCTTTTTGGTTTTCCCTGCGTGAATATCCTCAAGCGTAACCTTTACAGTAAAGTGATGGGTCGGGGTTTCCTCGGGTTCGTCACGGCCAGGGTCTATGTCGGGGTCAGGGTCTCGAGCTGGGGATGGACTGTCGTTTCCTTGTCCAGGACGTGTCACCTCGTGTATAGTTGCTTTGAAGAGGTTTGTCAAGTGTTTCATTATATCTTTCTGTTTCATGAGGATCTCCATACGCTCCCATACTTTGGCCCACTCCTCCGGAGTTTTTTGGTTAAATACGTTTTCACTTGCGCTTGTGTTCGCACCCGACCCCGAACAAGGCGGTGCATCAGTTAAGATGTGATACGCGACCGTTATATTTTTGAACACGTTTTCATGGAATCGCAATTCTTCTTCGGAATGGGTAGCCCATTTGTCCGGGTGGTGCTTTCGCGCAAGCTCTTTGTAACGCGCTCGTATTTCTAGGAGTGATGCCCCGCGTGGTAACCCCATAATAACATATGGGTCATGGTCATGGTCATGGTCATGGTCATTAGACATTCCCTTTGCTTTTCTAAGCGGTGAAGTGGCTTAAATGAAAACAAACTCGTCAACTAATACGGACGATGCCCCCGAAGGCAAAGGCAAAGGCAAAGACAACAGAGAAAACACAAGATGAAGAGACATCAATCCTTGTAAATACAATCACCCCCGTACCCCCCGTAAAGACAGTAAGATCCGCACTAGAAGACATACATCAAAGCATGAACAACCTTCTTGAGCTCATGCCATTTCAAAAAGAAATTCTCGAAAAGCTTCATAAAGAATCAAATGACTCCTTGCCAAACCTATTGTTCTGCGGACCGCGTGGATTTCCGCTCGAATATATGGCATATTCCGTCCTCGCAAAATCCTTTGAACATAAGCCGTTTTCAAAGCGCATACATTTATGGAATGGTAAGCTCACATACTACGAATGCGACGACTTCTTCGAAATTCAGTTCGGAAATCCAAACATGCCAAAACACTATGATGACTTATGTGAGTTCATGAAGCACGTCATTTCTACAAAATGTATTTACGATACCAAACACGTGTTTATTCTTAGAGATATTGATATTGTTGCGAGATCAAAGTATCATTACGCGCTTCGGGTTTTGCTTGAGCGCTTTTCGAACAATGTTCTTTTCATCGCAACAACTCATCACGTCGCGCATATAGAATCTCCCCTTCAAAGTCGCTTCATGATGATGCGCGTCCCTCTGCCGTCCCCGGAAACGACCTCGAAACTTATGGATTACATGAATCAACGAGAACTCCCACCCCGCACGCTACGCCACAAACCAGAACCGTCAAGGGACTTTCTCGTTTCATTGATATCCTTGATCACTAATAATAATCAACCTGATACATATCAATCTCAACTTCAGGTGTTTTTAGAGAAAACACAGTCCCTTGAAAACATTCGTCAATTAGCGTACAAGACCTTTCAACAAGGTTTTTCTTTTGTTCAGTTTTCATTTGCGCTCCTTCAACATATCAAGCCGGTAAAGTACAAACCACTCTACCTAAGTACAATATGTAAACTCGATAGACTCCTCAAGCAGGCAGGAAAAGGGAGGGAACCCATCTATTTTGAGAGAGCTTTGTTCTTGGCCTGCTATCCACTTCACATCCGTGTCGAGTGAAATAAAATAATGTATATGTACGAGGCTAAGTATTGAGCATTAGATAGCAATGGATGGGTCGCATGGGGACAACGCGGACGACGTAAATCAGGAGATTAACCACGATGTGTATCAAAATCAACTAGATTGTCTTAACATTCCGCCAACACACGTGGGTCCTTTACTTCACATGAGAGGCGGATACACGGACACGTACATCTCTCAACGGAACAACAAGGTTTTTAAGTATTGCTCAAAGTATTACCACGATGAAGAAGGGAAAACCGAAGAAACTGCCCCAATTGTCCATTATAGCACAATATGTGATCTGGTGTTCTCAAAGGCACTTGGTGAACTGAACGGATTTCCCACGATCCATTCATTTTCACACGACCCGCACAAAGTGCTTGTGGAAATGAGCTACAACGGCAAGACTTTACACGACGTGATTCATCGACATTCAAAAGCCATGCGATGGAGCTCCGCAGGAAAGTTGATAGATCAGCTAGCCCAATATTGCTTGAATCTTCTTATGAATGGCATCCAACACACTGATCTCAAGCCAGGAAACGTGCTCCTTGACGGTGATTCGGATTTCCATTTGATTGATTTCAACTGTATGTCTTTGTCGGTACCATGTGCATTTGGGCCAAGTAAATTGTACCGCAGAAAGTGGGCCTGTAGCATTGGGTCGTGGCAATACCTTTCACCGGAGATTCTTTGGACGAGCCTTCCACAAGACAATTCGATGGTTTGGAGCATAGGAATGGTAGTACTTCACTATCTTCTAGGAGAACACCCAATCTCGGACGCGCGTATGTTCAAATACATCAAGAAGGTCGCAGTGACCCGTGACGAATGGAGAAAAATGATGACCAAGATGCGACGGAAGTATCCTTCTTCGCTTCAGCTCGAGAAGAAGTTTACGGACTCTTTGGATGGGTGGTGGCCGAAGCTTCAACCCCTATTAGAATGGAATCCACACAATCGGTGGTCACTTGAGACCTTATTGCGCGTGTTTCATGTTGAGGATCCTATTGTTGTCAATGCCATCCGAGTTCGACACATTATGAAATGGTCCGACCCTTCGTTCATTCCTCGATCCGTAAGGGAACACGTTGTGAATGAGGGGTATCAATTTCTCGTATCGATCAAGCAAGAGCACACGTTTCCCGGCACCATTCACATGTTTGATAGTTGCTACAAGCTTCATCAATCGTCACAATCCGTATTTGCCACAGACATCAACTTGTTGTTCCTGTGTTGTTGGGCTCTTCAAGCGTACTTGTACAATGTCTTTTTGTTTGATAACGATGCAATCATATTTGCCATCTATCAACAGTACGCGATCTCTTGCGACGTGATAATGTCACACATTTGGGAGGTTGGGCAGAATTACAAGTACGCGTGTTGGCAAAGAGACTGGTCATCATATGTAGTGGACAAAACGAAGGGGTGCGCGGTGTGGCCGTTAGATTGGATGGCATTGAAAGGAATCATACTCGCACGAGAGAGTCCTTACACGATGGAGACGCTGGCCGATGAGTACATTGCCAATAAACTGTTGACACTAACACATAGCGAATGATGAAATGAGTGGTGGGGTGGCCGAGCGACGCGAGCAAACGCGCGAATGAATTTAAAGACAAATATGTAGGACTTAGCAACTGCTTGATAGGCATTGACTATATTTGTGGGAAACTCAATTCATCATGGAATATTCACGGATGTCGGGGTATTTGAATGATATTAGCTATTGCACGTCGGGGCTTATAAATGCATATGAAATTACGAATGATAAGAGCATTATGATGTACTTGAATAATTTGTTGTACAACACTTTACAAAAATTAAGAACCATGTACTATAGGAAAGTTCTAGAACCAAAGTTGATTGGGGTAGTACGGGTATCCGAGCAACAAAACCAAGAGCTCTTCAACGTGACATCTGCTATTGTTGCGCGCCTCACGTTCAACATGTGTGCGGCCGCGTAAACTCGAGCGAGCGTGTCAAGGTTAAGGTCAAGGCTTTCTTACGTTGAGTTGCGCGCCCTCACTTGTTTGGACGTATCCCTCGATATGGAGGGTGTTATTGTGCTCTTTTTTATGGCATTCTTCACACAAGGTCACAAGATTTGCTAATGCATGCGCATGTACGTGTGCTACGTGATTCGTAGAGCTCGCATGTTGCTGATACTTGATGTGATGGGTCTCAAGTGTTGTACTCGCGGTCTTTCCGCACACCGTGCACTTATCCATGAACATTTTTCGGTTATACGCCGAATGCTTGGCATTCACGAAAGTCGTCGAGGCCTTTTGAAAGGTCCTCCGAAAGAAGTGCGCCCGCTTCATAAACCCAGATGGCAATCTCAATGCTTTGCAAACTTCAAGGCCGTAGAATGCGTGACCGGGACCACGCGACAAGCTCCGATCATATATTATTTTTCCGGTTTCTTCATCGATGTCAATGTGAATGTGGTATATTGCGACGTTTTTAGGAACACAGTCGATATCAAGCAACTCGTGTAGGTGTGTGGCAAACACGAACGTGCAACCTTTGGATGCTAAGAACTCGATGCCGGCCGCAACGATGGACACGGCACTCACACCCTCAGTTCCCGCACACACCTCATCGCCAAGTACGAGACTGTTCTCTGTGCACCGAAGCAGTATGTTCTTCAACTCCATCATTTCAACCGTGAAAGAGCTCATTCCACGGTAAATGTTGTCCGCCCCTGAAATGCGCGTGAAGATGTACTCGTATGGCTTGTACACAAAAGATTCACACGGTACAAACATCCCCGCCTGCGCCATGAGCACATTGAGCCCGATGGCCTTCATCATGGAGCTCTTTCCGGATGCATTTATGCCATATAGAAGCCATCCGTCCTCGTCCTCGTCATCATTCTCGTTCTCAGCTGTATCCAACATTTTCATTCCGATACGTATATCGTTCGGAACATATGCGAAATGGGATGATTGGGATTGAATGCGTTCGATTATCGGGTGACGCATTTGCTTGGCATCTATGTATGACTTCGTCATGCCAAGATTCATCGCAGGTTTACAATAACAAAACTCAAGTGCGTTTCTAGCATTTGTTACGTATACGTCAAGTTCAGCCAACCCTTGTACAATGGTTTGTAGTTTTAGACAAATATCATGCTTGTGGTCCTTCATGAAGGCCACATACGAAGTTGTCATCATGGCCATCAAACGTCGTTGTTCCGCCACAATAGTGTCAGACAACTTGTCCAATACGGGGCTGGTTACGCGCACGCTGGTGCTACTAGCACTAATTGGTTTGACTTTCCAATCATTCTCATGGCCTGCGGAGGAAATTGAGCAAA